TGGTATAAAGTCGCCCACCAATACATCGTTATCAAAGAATTTTGCACTGTATATCTTTGTTGCTACGCTTGTGCCTACTGTGCCACCGTTGTTTGCAGCAAACAGATATTCGTTATATTGTGATATGCTTGTGCCTGCAAATGATACACTCGTATAATCTGTGCTTCCACCATATACAGAGAACGTATTACCGCTACATTCTACTGAAACTATAGTTGGGCTTGATGGGTTGTTTATTGTGTATGTTGTAGAGCCTACACCAATATCGCCAACACCAATACCAATTTGTCCGCCAGCTTGCAATGCCAAACCACCGCTTCGTTTTGCACCGTTCGCAAAACTACCCCAAACCCAGAAAGGTGCAGAGCCAGAACCTGCTGCAACAGTTGAGAATTTTACAACGGCTCTATGGTTTGTATTTGCATATTTAACACCTGTGTCAATATATTGTGTGCCTGAACTTTGTATATAGTCTAATCTGGTGTATTCGTCTGGAACGGTCACTGCTGCACCAGCGATAAATGTTCCTGTTCCTGCGTTTGTAAAGAATCTTTTGCGGATTGTATCATACATACCCAAGACACCGTCACTTAATCTACGTGCTGGTCGCATATCTGCTATGCCTTCAATCGTCAAACGATATATTCTGTTTATAGAATTGACATTAGTATCAAATGGCTGACCTACACTATTCAAACCATTCAAGAATAATGGATATTGTGTCGTGTCGTTTGGTGTGTATTGGTGCGTTCCAACAGATGTTCCATTTAACCATATCTGAGCCAACGAGTTATTAACTCTCATTTCAACAATATCGCCAACTGCTCTTGTATGGTTTTCTGTCCAACGACCATTTACAACGAACCAATCAAGCCCAACATTTGTAGATGCTAATTGTAAGAAAAAGCCATATTGACCACCAACATCTCTCGCACCAGCAAGGAAAGAAACTTGGTTTGGTGTTGAAGAATCAACGGAAACAAACTGTCCTTTGAAATACAAACTCATAGAACTTGTTGGCACAATACCAGTGTTAATGTATTGTGCGTTATTGTGTCCTTCAATATATTCAAGTTCCTGATAGCCTTCTGGCAAATTACGGCTTTCGCAATCACCAAATGCTTTTACGTATTGTAACGTATCTTCTATAGCGTCTGGTAAATCTAATGGAGAAACAGCGGGGCCAACAACAACCATCGCAGAGCCGCCTGTACAAATAGCATTATAGACCTTACCTTTTACAGTAGGGTCGTCTGGGTCGTCAATAAATGTAACTTGATAAACTTTTCCAGCAACCGTTGGCTCATCAGGGTCTTTAATAATTCTAGCGCGGTATGTTTTTCCACCAAGCAAAGCAGCAACTTCTTCAGTTACTTTATGCACCTGATACACCTTACCCTTTGTTTCTGGGTCTGTCGGGTCAACTTGCGTAATTTGATATTCTACACCTTTTGCGTATGGGTCAAATTCGTCAGCCATAATTTCTCCTTACAGTCCTGTGCGAGCCATCTCGCATAAACGCTCCCTAGAAATAACTTGTGCCGCTGTTTTGGCGTTGTTCACATACGTAGTCATATCAACGCAACTGTGGATTACTGGCGTCGATGACTTCATCAGGCCACACCCTGTTAAAGCACTCATCATTATTATTACCGATAATGCGTTGAAAGTCAAGTATTTTCTTATTTGCTTGCATAATTTCCATAGCTTGTGCTTGTGTAGCTTCGTGTAATTCAGCTGCGACTTTATTGCGGCCAGCCTTATAGCCCTCATTATACGCATAAATGTGAGTTCCAAACAAAACCATAAAAATTCCCGCAATCGTATAAACATATTTCATCAATCCCATCCATATCTTGCAATTATTACAGCGCCGTCGCCGCCTTTTCCGTTATTAACATTACCAGCAGAACCTGCGGTCCATGCACCACCGCCGCCACCATGGCCGTCACCACTGCCAGAAACGTGTACTGTTGTACTTCCGCCAGAACCGCCACCGCCAAGTGAATTATATAAAGTTTGCAATTTGTCAGCATTCATTGTGCGTAAAAATTCAACAGTGATAGACGACTGAATAGAGACAACACCTCTTCCGCCGCCACCTGGAGTAGCAGGGTCTCCTTTTGCACCAGCGTTATTTTCATAATTTTTTACAGCGTTATAATATCCCGTACCACCAGAAACGTTATATCCGTCAGCTCCATTACCGCCACCTAATCCCCCGTTTGACCCGTCTCTTGCTGCCATAGATGTAGAACCACCAGTACGCGTGTATCTTGGTGGGCGTCCACCACCACCAGACCCACCGTTTGCGCCTGCTCCTCCTTCTGCCTGTCCTAAAACATAACCGTTAGACACAATCGTAATAGTTGTTGCTCCGCCAGACTGTTGGTCTCCTGGTCTAGACTGAGCTGTTGCACCCGCACCTATAGCAAATGTCACTTCTGCAGCTGTTGTAAGGACAAAATTACCGTAAGTTATATAACCAGAACCGCCACCGTATCCTCCTTGAGAACCATAATAACTAACAATTTGTCCTGCGATTGTTCCGGTGCCGCCTGGGCCAGCGCGTTGTCCAGAAGCCCCGCCACCAATAGCAACAAAATAATAGTGACCGGGTTCAAGAATCTTTGTTGTTGTAGTTGTTATAATATCCACGCTTGAGCTAACTGCTTCTAACTCAATTAAATCAGAATATGGTGGCGTTGCAGCTGTAACCGTATAAGTTCTTGGTTCAGATGTAACTCCGGCAAAACTTGCACTATAAGTAATAGTTGAGCCAATCGGCACGTTTGTTTGGACTTGTCCCTGATTTACTATCGGTTCTCCATCATCTATAGAAAGCGTAACAGTACCAGAAGCAGGGAGACAACTAATTGTGACAAAATTAACAGACTGTTCCAATGTTATATAATCTGTCGCTAAATCTGTTGACCCCATCGTTTGAGAACCCGAATAAGAAGTGTAATTTGTTTTGCTTACAGTGTAATTTATAACTTCGTCCATATAACAATCTAAAACCGTTGTTCCCGTACCAACAATAATTCTAGTTATTCCTGTATTTGGATTATAAATAGTTCCGGAGACAGCAGCGTCTGCCGGAGACGTAACGTTTACAGTAAAGTGTAATTGTTGCATTACTAACGTCTGTGTAGGAACGACCGTATCAACCAAATAACCAACACCTGCAGCTTGTTCTACTGTTCCGCTATTAGTTGTATAACCAGGCAATTCTACTTTCCAATACACAATTTGTGTTGTGCAAGGAACTTTTATAGAAGGCTCATCAATCACAGGGTTTTGGTAAGTATAATCTCTTGACATCGTTCTTGTTGCTGTTGATGGTGTAACCGTTCCCCAACTTATAGTTGCGTCCATCACCACTTCGTGTTCGTTTTCTTCGTCGACACCAGAACAAGAAAAGCTTGCCGTTGTCTTTGTTAAGCCTATCTTTGTTACTTCCACAGTATAATGATAACCAACTTCAACGGATGCTGTTTTTGCATTTGTTACAGCACTTGTTTCTGTACAAGTTATTTTAACATCTGCATCTGCTGGTACTGTTGTTATTGTAACTGTCTTTGTAGGAATGTTAGACAACGTAACATTCTTAGTAATATTTGAATAAGGTGTAATAACCTGATTTTGAATTGCAGAATAAGAGGACTTTGTTACACTATAAGTAACATTAACACCTGCATTAACTGTAATTGTTTGTGGCCCTGTTCCCGTTACGGTTTCTTCACCATCGGCAGATAATGTAACTGTAGTAGTTTGGTCCGGCAAAGACTTGTCAACCTGGTCAATCAAATACGGATTTATAGTAACGGTAACACGCTGGCTACCGGAATTAAGCATAGCAAAAAATAAATCCTGGCTAAATATTCTCATTAGTCTTCCTTATGACCTAAGAGTTTTCTTTATGATTCCTACAACCCAAGAACTTACATTATTGTCATATTCGAAATATAAATTAAATACACCACCTTCGGCTAACGCTTCACTTATTCCACCTGTACCTACACCAAAGTTGTAATTTACGCCTGAAAAACCTACGTCGTCCGTAGCAACTGTTTGAATCTGAACCATAATCTGATTCAGCAACGTTGTGCTAGACGGCGTTTGTGGAGCAAGAATAATACTTCCTTGTAGATTTTTAATGTTGTAAACATTTCCAGGAACTAAAGCAATAGTGCCAGTAGCGTCCGATATTACAGTATTCGGTATTAAATCCATTTTTGTACCAAGAACAGTCGCCAAATTTCTTGGTGTTGGGTCTGTTGTGTTTTCAATAATCTTCGCAAAAGGAATAGATGGCAAATCAGAAACAGTTAAAGAAGAAGAGCCTGTTATAAGACCTTTAGCATCGTAAGTAACTTTACACGCCGTTCCCGGTGTAATAGCTGCGTTTGATTCAACAACATGCCCAGAAACAAGGCTAGACAAATCGCTCCATGACACAACAGTAGTGGATAAGATTAACCCTTGAGAATCATATTTAATTTTAACAAAAATAGGGTCATCACCTTGGCTTGGTGTAATTGGAGTAGCTGGTGCTTTAACCAAAGGAAAACCACCGACGGTTTCTCCGTCGTGTACACGAATAGTTTTTAATGTTTCGTCATACGTAAATTCGCCCTTTGCGCCAGCAAAACTATAAGTAGTATAATCTGCCGAAGTTCCGCGTCTTCTTTGAACTTGTGTTGCCATAATTTTCTCCTTGTTATAACTATACTATTTTTTAGCCTAAAAGTCAAGATGTTTATGCTGCCATACCACAGACTTGCCAAGCAAACGAACACACATTTCCATCGTTTTTTGAATTGATGTATACTTGCGTTGTAGATGCCGCAAAACACCGCCAGTCAGAAGGATAAAAAACACTAGATTTTCCACCGTTCCAAGTTCCATATACGCAATAATTTGTATTTGCCATAGCAATAGGTAGGGTGTATGTGTACACATCGTTTCGTGTTAGCCCCCCTTGTTCTACCCATCCTGATTTATATTTGCGATACCAAGTGTAATTATTAGATGATGATGGGTTTTGCTTTGCAACTACATAGTCAATCATATCAGTGTTGGCAAAATTAGTGTCTGCTTTGCTATTCAATACCTCTGTTGTTACACCTGCTGTATTTTCCAGTGCTGTTTGTGTGAAGTTGCCGACATAGAAGTAGAGATACATCTGCGTGGCTTTCGGTTGAACTGTTGTGCTATTACCATAGATTGACGAAGAACGAGAAGCGTTGAAATCGACTTTTGATGCTGGATTCGTACTCGAAGCTCCTTGACCCATACCCGAAGGTAAATAACCCGGTTTTTGAGCTTGCCCAAAAACACCGCTTGTATGTTCAAAAATACCAAAAGTGGTCGCCCACGAATTTCCAAAAGTTCCTGTAATATTCGGCAACCCTGCTTCCACATACTTTCCAACAGTATCACGAAGACCCGTCACACCAAACTTTGTTCTCGGCAGTTTGAATCTTGTGTTCGCCGTATCAATAATGTAATACCACGCCACACCAGTTGCATTATATATAGCGGCAACGTTACTTTCTTCGGTAGCAGGACAAATTTTATGCCCGTCTGCTGCAACCACAAACCATACTGTTATACCTGCAATTGTTTCGGATTGACCTGAAAGGCCTTCCGCATCGTCAACTAAATGTTGATACACCGCTTCATACACATCACCACTTTGCCAAGAAAAAGTGTCGGCTCGCAACCAAGAAGGGTCATTAAGAATATGGTCTGCCCACGCAAAAGAGAGTAGTGGCATACATTGTCTGCCACCAGCAACAAGTTTTCCATTTTTGTAAATACTCATTTATACCTCCTCTATGCTGCTCTACCTTTTACTTCCCAAATAGTCCAACCAGTAGTCGCATAACTATTAACTGTTCCAACCGTCATTCCTGTAGTAGTTTGCCAACCTTCTTGAACAACAACGTTTCCAGTGTTAGCATCTTGTGCGACGTTACGATAATAATCAGTATTTGCCATTGCTATAGAAAAGTTTATTCTCTTATTTGTAGAACTAATACCTCCGTTTAATTGTACCTTTCCCCCTTGCTCAACCCAGCCATCAGCATATTTACGATACCAAGTATAGTTGTTTCCAGCGGTTGGTGCTTGATATTCTATGACTTGATGCCCTTTGTCTACCTTATTGTTCAGAGCTTCTGTTATCTCGCCTATTTCTGTCGCGCTTCCGCCAATATCGTCTATGATAATGTATTCGGTTTCAGGGTCTTTTGTTACAATCGCTTCGTATTCCGCCATTGTGCCTGTCCAGGTTTTCGCAATGCCTGTATTCTGGTCGATTACTGCAATAGCTTGAAGTTCATCATCGTCGTTTTGTGTTATTGTTAAATCGTCAATAGCAACGCTTAAACCACCAACATCATACGTTGTTTGTTCGCCGTCTTCATCGGTTCCATAGATTTTATTAGCGTCTGTGGTTTTGTCTACTTTATCATCAAGCAACGCTTCTGTTTCTTCTTTAGTAAAGTAATCTGATAAATCTATTTTTCCAGCGTTGTCTGATACCCATTGTAAAAACATATACCAAACCCATTCCATAGACCCATCTGGTCTTTGGATAGGCACATGGATAGGTGGTATCGCTTTTGTCTTCATTATACCAGTCCTTCTTCTGCATCTATACTTGCGCTTAGTATGTTTACCATGCTGGCTGTAGAGAGTCTTACTTTGAATATACGCAATGCAGAAGACCCTAAACGCCTAAATTGTATTTTCTTTTTGTATTGTCCATAATCGCCCATCTTTATCATACGTTCTGCAACCCATGTATAACCGCCATCTTCAGACCAACTAAGCATTACTCTATCATCTGGACCTAAGCCCACATCTAAATCAAGTGTCAAAGAATAGAAAAATATGCGTTTTTTGCCCTCTGTACGCAATGTTGGAAACACAAACTCTCTGCAAATTGGAACACCGTTATCTGTATAAATATTTGAATCCATAATATAAAGCTTATCACTTGTGGCACTAGATACAATCAATTCGCCGTTTGGTCTACGCACAATAAGGTCGCCTTCCCACTCACCGCCATCGCCTGTCTCTCTTTCAGACCAGGAAGATGTTGATATATCATACACCAAAGTCTTTCCAAACTTTTTAAACTTTAATACATAAAATGTGTGACCACCTTGTGTATAGATTTGACCTACCACGCCGTCTTTATCTGCCTGTGTCTCTAAAGAACCCCAGCTTTTTATCATGTCAATCAATGCTGGAGTAGAGATTGGTTTTAAAGCAGAATAGTTTTCTGCGGCATAAATGTTTCCATCTGTACCATAGAAAAAGAATACAGTCTCATAAGTAGCTACGCTATTTTTGCATACACAACCTTTGTTTGCATAAGCCCCTTGTATATGTGCAAAAAAGTCATTTCCTACCTCACCAGTTGGGGCAACAACTTCAATGCTATTAGAACCAAAACACCATAATTCACGCATATTAGAAGCCAGGGCCGCCAAATTGGTTAAAGCTGTGTCTAATTGAAATGCGTATTTTAATTCATAACCTAAAACATCTGTGTATTGAATATAAGAATTACCAGACAACTGACAGCTTGCAATAAATACACCTGATATATACGATAACGATGTATATCTGGCGTCACCAGAACCTTCAGGAACGGGCACAGCACCGATTTCCCAACTACTAGCAATGTACTTATCTTCGCTCTTTAAATCAATGTAAAATAATTTTTTAGCTTCCGAATTAAGCAAAACTACAGTCTGGCCGTTGCTTACCATTTTTACATTGCTACTCGGCCTTTTTGCGTCGTCGACACCAACGAGGCTTGTCCATAATTTGCTCGTAATATTTACAAGTTGTCCGTCAGAAGAGCGATAGACAACATATATACCTGTCCTGTTAACATATATCAAACAGTCTGATAAATAAATCATGCCCAAAACACGATTGTTGCTCGGGTCACTCAAATCATAATATTCTTTCAGCCCAGGAGACCCAATCAGCATATAAGCACCTGCTGCTTGGGGAGATGGTTCAAAAATCATGTTAAGCAAACGTTCAGACGAAAACGGTCTTGACCGAGATTGATACGTCTGTTGTGGTAACTGTAAATTCATTAGCGCCACCTTTCGTTTGGAGCCATATTATACGAAACATCTTCGTTATCGTGCAATATAGCGTTTTCTTTGCTCTCCTTGGCTCTTGCTTCTAATATTTGCTGACGTTCTACAGGAGCACCGTATTGCATAGCTAATTGTGCTGCTAAACCATCTTCAACCGCTTCATAATACTCATCAGGGAAATCTGGGGTGCTACGCGCATCTTCCAGGAGCGTAATTGGTTCAACGTACGAGAACCTCAGATACTCCCCGAACTTATTAGGCGTTCCCCAAACTAACATCTTGCCGTCTTCAGCTTCGCGGAAGAAGCAATAATTAACTGGTTCACCACCTAAGCCTTCATGAGGCAATAACACAAAATCTTTTAATGCCAATGCGTTCATTGGTAATTGCATTTGGTTTCTGAATCCAAATTTTATAACGTTCATTATCTGTTGTGGACGGCCTATAACTTCACCAAAGCCAAACATTGTTAACCCTTCGTGTGCCACAACCATATCGCGATATTCCAAAGAAACAACTTCTACATCAGATATGAAATAAGCATACTGGTCGTCAAACTGTATATCAAATACTTTACCAGCAACCTTAACTTGTGGCGTCCATACAGGATTAAAATCATTTGTGGTATAGATTTGTGTGCCTACTATCCCATCTATCATCACGCCGTACACAGCAATAAACGTACAACCGTCTTTATATCCCCACGCTGTTTGATTAGATACCATCAATGGCATTAGTATAAAATCTACACCGTTCTTCGAAAAAGAACAATACTGTTCTGTATTCATATTAAGCAATCTATCACCAACAACGCTGCGCGCTTCTGAATACACGTTAATATTATTAACAGATTTCATATCGCCGGTTACATACGTGTCAGTTGTGCCAATATACAACTTGTTCAAAAACTCTGCTGGATTAGCAATACTTGGTAATTCTACTGTCCAAGAATCGGAAAATTCGCTAAAATCCATCGTGGAGACTACTGTTCTTAAACCAATAAGAGATAACGGCGAAACTAAATAAAACTTAGAATCAAAAGATATTATTTTTTCTACGCCATTAGTTGTGTAAACTTCGCTTAGTTCGCCAGATGATAAACTATAAACACCAGCAAGCGGGTCAACTAAATACACAGACCCATTAGCCATATACAATGTAGACTTTGTTAAACTATAACTAGAAACATCTACACTTACCCAATCTGCACCAAACGCTTTATAAAACAAATATGTAATATTATTATCGCTATCATAAACAGTAGCATACATATCGTTAGCAACTTTGCCAAAACCAGTAATTTTTGCATAGCCTGTTAAAGTACCCCAATCTTCCAACATAGTGGCCGCATCTGTTATATTTCCCCAATCGTCCGTTTCTAAATCAGAAGAATCTGTTATAGACCCCCAATCGAGCGCATCAATAGAAACCTGACTAGATATATCAGACCATTTCAACAAAGACGATGTTGGGTATTTTAAAGTCGCTTCTATTTGTTCTTCGCCCAAATCTTTTAAAATATTTTCAGACAAAGGTGCTTTTAAAACAATTCTTAGTTTTTTTGCTGTGTCGTCTTCAATAACCGATGCAGATTCTACAGCTAAAACATCGCCTAATTTGTCCGTGCCAAGAATAGCGATATTATCAGGTACATATTCTAAACCTTTTACAGTCACAACACGTGGTTCTATTAAATAATTTTCCACAAGTTGTGTTTTATACACAGAAGAACCAAAGAATATAAATACGTTAGTTATATTTCCTCTAAGATTATTTCCAGATTCATCTGTCATTGTTACTGTTTTAGCATTTGTGTTTACCGCAGTAACAATACAACGTTGCCAGTTATAATTAACATTTAAAAATAAAACATCGCCAATTTGTGGGCTAATAGTTTCGTCACTATAAGAAATTGTTTGAAAAGGACTAACAAAGTTCTGTAATGTTGTTTTAGCAAATGAAAAACTAGAACCAAAGAAAACATTATCGTCCGCATATAAAGGCACTTGTGCTTCTTTTGATAAGGTCAATAAGCCTTCTTCAAAATCAACGTCTGTTATTCCGTTTTCGCTAAGAACGTTATTAAGTACAACAAGCTTTTGACCTGCGGAAACATTAGATAAGCTTTTTAATTTAATTTTTGTTGCACCTATACGTTCAAAACCTAAAACGTCTGCCATTTCTACTCTTTTATAAGCTTCGTGAGCCAAAGAGTAATCGTTTCTTTTAGGAATAAACGGCATATAACCCGTTTTTATCTTAAACAAGCGAAAACCATCATTGTTCCAAGATTGAAGCATGACGTTTAGCGTGTGTGCGGCATCTTCTATCTCTGCCTGTGTTGGCACAGATTCAAGACTTGTAATATTAGCCTTGCGAAACGCACAGTCTATCAAGTGATTTCTTGCTTTGTCTAACATAAAAACGCTCCTACAGTTTAGACCAATCTGTTAAAGATACATCTTCTTTTAGTTTCCAAGGACGAGGGTCTGGAACAACTCTCTGTTCCTTTGGTATAATAATCGGCATTTCTTGAGGATTGCGTGGTTCCCAGCAAGTGTCTGAACAAACACGTTCCCCTTTCCAATTCATACGAGTTTGGCTCGCATACCGTACGGAGCCGCATATATCGCACATAACTTTATATTCGCCTTTGACGTACGGTTTACGAGCCATAGTTCTACCTTTCCGCTATTGTATTAAACACCAGCATTTCCGTAGATAGAACGCCAATCGTTGCATGTGTGTGAATAACGAGCACGTGCTGTAACGATAACGTCTTTCGTCAAGAAGTCTGTATCAACATCAATAGTCAAAGCTTTACGATTGTATTCAATCAAGCCTTCTGGACAATCTGTCTGCAAGAACCATGCAGTTGAAGATGTCAAATATGGAGAACAGATAACGCCTTTGATAAGGTTGCTGTTCCATACGTTGATGTTGTTATAGTTGGTGTTAACCAATTTGTCAGATTTCAAGATTTCTTTGATTTCCAATTCTTTGGTTACAGGAGCAATAATGTTCTTGATACCCAAGTCAACTGGAATATTTTTGTCGTCTTTAGCCTGACGAATTTGGTAATACATTGCACGCAATGCAGCGTCAGAAATATCTGCAGCTGTAGCAGCGATGTTGGATTGGTTACCTGATTCTGTTGGGTGAGATGCAGATACCAAATATGTACCGTCACCATATGTGTTACCAGAGAAAGCGCCATTCAAAATGTTATGAGCAACGATTTCTTTTGTTGTACGCATAGATTTAGCCAACATTGGTGTCAATTTGTTAATTGTTTGTTTGTACAAATTGTCATCACGAGCTTCTTCTGTGATACGGTAACCCAAAGCCCAAACAGTATGAGCAATACGGTTGCTGTAACCTTGTTTTGCTGCGTCCATTGTTATTTCAGCGCCGGATTCTTTACGACGTGCTAAACCAAAACCTGTAACTTGTACAGATGTTTCAGCATTCTTTTCAGAATTACGTTTTTCGAATATTTTCGCAGCGTATTGTGGGTGTTCGCGATAGCTTTGCCCAAAAATGCTACGAATACCTGGTTCCAATAATCTTGGAAACGAACCTAAAGTCATAGTCATAGTTATTCTCCTTAGCTATTTATACCTGCTACATACATCATTTCTGTAGAGTTGTTAATCTTGACCAAATATTCTGTAGCATCAGTTGCATAAGGGTCTGTTACAACGCCTACAACCTTAAATGGCAAACCTTGTGTCGTTGCTGTAGAATCCAAATCTACTTTAGATTTTCCACCTGCAGGAGCAGTATAGTTAAATCCAGCGTTTCCGCCAACGTTTACTGTTTCGCCAGAACCAGCACATACTTTGAATGTGCAATCTGTGTCGACCATTACGAAAACAACACGAGCTTTTGAGCCTGCGCCTTGGTCCGCAACTGTATCGAATGGGTTAACTGGCATAATACCAACTACGACACCAGTAATAGCTTTTGCGCTTGTTACACTTGAAGATTCAACAGTGCAGTTTGGCAAAACACCAGCTGGAATACCGTTAATTGGATTTGCATTCATTCCTAATGTGCGGGTAACAACATCCCCAACAGCCACTGCGGCAGATACGGATGCAGGTATGTAGTAAGCACGAACGCCACCAAAACCTTTCGAATCCATACTACCATAAGGAACGAAGCCATATTGCTTTGTTGCATTAGACATAGTATACTCCTTAAAGTTTAGTTAATTTTGGAATTTTTATCGTGACTCAAAAAACATACCTATTTAACCCGCAAGGTAAGGGATAACTCAATTTTCAATATACATTATGCCACAAACACAAGAAAAAGTCAACAAAAAAAATCACCCAGGGAAAAACACAAAAACCCTGGGTGCACACTGTAACGGAAAAAAATGTCGAAAAAACGTTACAGCGTAGCTTCTTTTTGCAAATGTACGCCTTCGATGCTAGCGTCTTTTGCAAACTTAAGGTCATCAGGAGCAATTCCTAAAGCCTGGAATTTTGCTTCGGCTGCGGCCCTTTCTGCTTCCATATCTTCTTCAAAAAGTTCTTTTTCGATTTTCATAAGATATGCCCAAGCAGGATTTGCCATACCAGTAGCAAATTTAATTGGTTCGCCTTCGCTTTGGTTTAAGTATTTAGCTAAAGACTTGTCAACCACCAATTCGTAACCACGAGCCTTAAACATGTTTACACGACCTGGAGAATCATTAACAATCATGTAATGGAATCTTGGGTCTTTCATGTTTTCTGGTATATCAAACGGATTATCTAAACCGATAGCGGAAACTTTAGCACGAGCTTCGCGCTTAGCTTCCAGCTTTTTTTGATATGCTTCTTCTGATTGTTTTTCCAAAGCAGCTTGTGCTGCAATTTTTGCTGCTTCGTTTTGTGCTGCGTTATTATCCATAATACGCTCCTTTATTTTCTAAATTGTTTCTTAAATTCGTTCCACATCGCTTTTGACTTTTCGTCTTTATCGCGATTCTGGTACCAATCTGTTTCAGAGATAATGCTTATAGCAACTTCTCTGTCTTCCTTGCTTAAAGAATCCCAGCCTTCATATTCGTTTTTACGCGTTGGTTGGGTGCCGGTAACATCAGCAGCAGATGGTCTTGCGACAGGTGCTGCGGCAGGTGTTGCTCTACGTCCAAAGATTTTGCTTTCAATATAAGCAATACGTTGGTCTGTTGTTTGGTCCGCATTGATTGGTGATGTAACAAACTTTACAGCTTCGTTATAGATTTCGCGTTGTTCCAATGTAAGCTTTGGAAGTATTGTGTCTCTCCAAGCGCGTTCTCTTTCAACATCGATGCCGTCTGGAACAATAGCATTACCATCAGTCTTTTGTGCAGATTTGTCTTCGCCTACGTGTTTCATTTCTTCTTCAGTAATTGCTTTCTTCAATTTATTTTCATAAATCTTTTCAGCAATTTCTACAGCTTTCTTAGAATCAGCCATTAAATGAGCCTCTTCCAAGTCTTTCTGCAGTTGTTCGTTAGAAGCAACCAATGTATCAACACGATTTTGTAATTCGCGTTTTTGCATTTCGAGAATCGTAGGAAATGCTTTTTGCAAATCTGTAACCTTTTTCGACATTTCGCGCAAACGGTCACGTAAGACTGGTGCGGATTGTTCTGCAATATCTATGAATGTTTTTGGGTCTTTCCAATCGTTAGGGTTTCCTTTAAAATTTTCTTTTGGACTCCATCCCATATTTTTCGCATACTTGATGCTATCTTCGTCCAAACCAAACTCTGCCGCCAAGTCTGCGTCAGTTTTTGCAATAACGACTGGGTCTGCGTTTTCTTCGTCGGAATTGCCTTCGGGAGCTTTATCTTTTGTATCGCCACCATCTTTGGATTCTGGCGCTTCATTACCTTTTTCTTCCTGTTCGTCGTCATCATGTCCTCCTAAGTCTTGTGTTGGGTCATAATCTGGTGATAATTCATCATCAGAAAATTCAATTTGTACATCCAAGTTTTCGTTATCCATTTATTGCTCCTTTTTCTTTAATTTTGAAATCACATATTTTTCCTGCATAATTCTGATTTCATATCCATCGTTAGCACCTTCTACAGTATCGTCTTGTCTTGATACTACGGTGCCAGAATATTTTGCGAATATAACCTCATCGCCAGGTTCGAAAAATTCTACATTCGGTCCACACTTTAAAACCTTTCCAATAATACGTGCAGCCAACTCACGTTTTACAACGTTGTCAGTAAGAATAATTCCACCCTTGGTCTTTGATTCAGGAAATTGAATCTTAACAATAAGTTGGTCGTCCAACGGCTCAATATCATTGATGCGGTCTTCAGGAACCAACAGCATATCATAAGCACCACTCATAAATCTACCCCCAAAGCTTCTTTCATCATTTGACGATAGCTACGAGCGACGTCTTCTAATTGCTTTAATTCAGCCGTCATATCTTCAAGCTTCATATTTAAAATACCATTGCAAGCTTGTTCCATACCATTCATCACAGACAAAGTATAAGGATTGATATTTTCAGCCGGGCCAGAAATCATGTCGATTTTTTGACGGCCAATATCTTCCTTCTTCATCCTGATGTATTTGAGAAATTCCTGAGTGACTGGACTCAGGCGCCATTCAGCCCATTGGGCTTCAGTAAGTATATTTACCATTTTTTTACGCTCCTTTTTTTCACTTACTCAATAGTCTCTTTCAACCCTATGCTTACATCGTTCGGTTGTGTGTCTTCTACGCCTTCAACACCTTCTGGGATAGATTGTTTCAATTTATCACCAAGTAAGCTTCCTACAGGGTTATTGAAATTGATACCCATCGCTGCAGCAAGCATTTGTACTTGTTTGCCAAGATTACCCGTATCAACTTCTTCTTCAGTTGTAACCTTGTCACCCATCTGTTTTGCTTTTCTGAATGTCGTAGCAACTTTCATATCAGCCATAGCACGAGCACTTCTTGCCAAGCCTTCAGTATCAGCACGATACAGGTCACCGATACCTTGGTCTTTCGCGCGCAGAGCCAATGCCAAAGCTTGTACAGTTTGAGCCTTTGTCAGGTTCAAGTTTTCCATAGCTTGTTGCATTTGTATCTTTTCCATTGGGCTCATTTCGCTTGGTATGACGGTTGATGGGTCAATACCAATGTAATCGCATATCTGCATAGCGGCAGCATTACCCGGGATAAGTTGTTGCTGTGCCATTTCAAGCAGTTGTTGGGCTTTTGTTGCTTTGCTGATTGTTGTAATCAAGTTCGGGTCAGATACAGGAATAATTGAACCTAATTGTTCAAAATCAGTAACAGATGCGCCTTGGCCTGTAATCATTTGGTATTCTTTTATGTCTGGATATTTTGCTATCCAACCCAATATCAAACGCAATTCTTGTGTCAAAGCACGATGGAAACGTTTATAAACAGACTTCAAGCCCGTCATGCCGTTTTCAATAATTGCCATAGAGCTTGTAGCAGATAAATTACTTGGAATTTGAATGTCTGTGATTTGTTGAGCGCCTGCTATTCTTGCACCGGCATCAATTAAAGTCTTCAACAATTCAAATGTTGTTGCGCTTGGTTCGCTCTTTGGATTCGGCAAAATATTGTCAGCCAATTTACCAGTAAAGCTATTAACTGTTTTCCATTCACCAGGAGAAACAGTGCTTTGCCCTTGTTGTAAACGAATAGATTTAGAAATCCAACCACCACCAGTGTTGTTTAAAGTACCGGCGTCAAGTAATTGGTTAATCGATGTATCAACAGCTTGGTTGATAGAAAGCAACAATTCGCCAATACCTAACGCATACATACTACCATCAGGAGATTGCATGAATGGATATTCTACAAAGTAATCGTCTGGAATAATTTTGTAAACCTGTCCTTCGACGTTTTTAATAATACTTGTTTCACTATATCTAGGAACAATTCTCACAACTTCTGCGGCTTTTGGCACAAATGTCACTATATATGGTTCTGCAAAACCATCACCATCCAAATCCCAGTTGATATAACCTTCCACAACTTCAAAGACATCAGAGAAACTAGAAGTTTGTTTGTCTTCAACGCGAACAGTGGCGTCGCTTATCACTGCTTCACCCGCTTGTTCTTCTTCTGGAAAATCTTCTTCGTCAGCATACCAAACGCCGCTTCTTATCAAGCTGATAATGCTTTGGCGCGTTGCGGTATAACGATGAAAATAGAAAGGAGCATCTTTTAAGCAAGATGCTTCGTTTGGTACAAACAAGTCTTGTGGAAACACTAAGTCAGAACGAACTGACATTATTTCTGGGTCAAAATAAACTTTCTTCAACATCAAGCCATTGATTGGCAAAGCTGTTGTAAGTTTGTCCAAATTATCAGGCCAAGCCGGTATCTTTTCTGCAAGATAAAAGTTTAAGTATTTAGCAATACGTTCACCAGCAGCATAGTCCTTATTGTCAGAATAATATTTTGTTTGAGCAACATCACCGTCTTTCCAAACCGCTGGAAATATACGTGAAGCAAAATCAACACACGCATTGGTGATTAAAGGATATTTTACGCTAGCTGCACCTTTCCAAGGAAAAGTCTTTGGCTTATAAATCTGCAAAGCTTCTTCGTTAGCTTCGCGTAATTTTTCGTTTCTTGGGGTGCGTAAAGAAACAAGGTCTTTATAACGCACATCACAATAATCAAAGAAACTTTCCAAAAGGTCCTTGTTTAATAAACGAGCAACGTTTGTTGGGTTCGATAAAATTTCTTCGATTTTAAGTTTTTTGGCCATAATTTACCTTTTCATTCTAAGAATTCTTGCCCTTTTAGATTGTCTTAACAAATCATTCACACGTTCTAAAGAATTTTTTTCTCCTTCGAAAGCCATTTCAAAAGTATTTAATAATCTTTCATATTCAGTATCAGGAATAAACGGTTCGTCACTCCCTTGCAAATAACCAGCGGATAAAGAATTCAGTCTATCATCGCGAAATAAAGATTTTTTCATTTTAGGGTCCGACAAAACCGATTTGCCGTAATTATCTAAAAGAACTCTTACTCCAGCTTCTGGAGATGCTAAATAGCTAGGCCAAGCCCTAGCGTTTGCTTCCGAAAACATTATCTCTTCGTAGGTCGGTTCTTCATCAAATTCAATTCTTACACCAGGTTGATTTTTGGCCATAATACTCCCCTTTCGAATATCTAATATTGCCATTATAGCATTTTATTGCACGGTTGTCAAGATTTTAATACCCTGTTGGGCCAACGTTTCGATTTGGCTCTTCATATCGGTCAAGGTATTTGTCCATATCTTCTTCGTAAAGTTCTTCCTTAATCATTTCAAAGGTGGTAGCGAGGTACCGAAACGCGTCCGCGGCATCGCAGTTCCCGTTGGAGTCATGGTTTGGGTCCATAAGATACCCGCCATCGGGGGATTTTTTCTTTCGGTAGTTCTCCAAGCGCTTAAGCCCGTCCGGTACTCCGGATTCTGGGTCAGCATTAAATCTGCATTCGGGTATAAACTTCCCAGTCTCGTATACATCTTTCAATTTGTCCTTTGTTTTTGGTACTACAAACACATTATACCCCCAATTTTCCACCTCAGAAGCCAAACTTCTGTCACCGTCCTTAAACGAACCATGGGCAGCGTCATGCGGAAGCTCGATAAGGCGGAAACTGTAGCCTCTTGCTGCGAATTTCTCCAAAAACCACGACATTTCGCCCTTTCGAATCTCCAAATAAGCAAAAATACGTGGTTCGTCATCCACATATTGAGCACACCAACAAGCTGCAAGGTCGCTATGGCCAATATCGAAGGCACAAACGGCAGGGTAATTACGCAAATAAGGCGTATTCTTCACTCTTCCATTGGCTCGCATTAAAGCAAGCGGTCTTCCCCAGACTTGAGATTCATTCGTTTGTTCGAAGGCTTCTTTATCAAGGGTCGGATATTCCTGTTTCATTTTGAATTGAAGCACACGTTGCATCGCGGCATACCAATTCTTTTGTCTATCGGTCAATTTAATGCCATATTTCTCGTCTAATTCAGCGAAATATTTCTTCAAATCGCTATCAAAGCCACCTGCTGGCGGAGTATCAGACGTAAATTCAGGACTTCTCCACCAAGAATAGAAATGCCGCATAAAAGTATTTGGGTCTTGCGGATTATCCATCGCTTTATTCATATAGGCTTCATAAAAGTCACCACTGCTACCTTCAGCAGTGGATTCAATAAAGCAAGTACCGCCTGGAATCAAGGCCGGTAACGTTCCGGTCCAAAACTCGTGAGTCTTTTCAGGGTCTTTAATATACGATTTCGCCATTTCGGACGAATGGATGCGGGTAGCGGTTGCTGAACGAGCAGAAACCGTAACCGTTATCTTCGAATTGTTGTTGAATAAAAACTCATCACTATTGGATTTAACTACCTTACGGACTTCCTTTATCTCCGCAGGCAAGTTATTATACGCAAACTTAATCTTGGTTTCCATAATAGCCGACGCGGCGTCCTTATCCTGAGCAATGATAAAGATGTTTTCGTTTGAATTGAAAACCGCATAGTCTAAAAATAATATCTGAATCAAAGTGGAAAATCCAAGCTGACGCGATTTGCATATCACATGACGCGGATGCTTCAGATGGGCAATGTAAAGGTCGGCTTGCTCGGGCTTCATCACAAAAGTCACGACCCTAGAGCTTTTGTCAACGATTTTATACAGATTGTTGAGCCGCCAGAACTGATTAGAGAACTTTTCTTCCGGAGTCCAATCTTCCATCTGGGCCAACATCGCTTTTACATCTGGATAACCCGAAGTTTTATCACGAATTACTTGTAGACTCATCGTCTTCTCCTGTCATCTTGATTTCCACTTCCAAGTTTGGCAAAACCCAAGGGGTGAATAAGCATTTAGAACATTGCCAACCCTCAGATTGAAAATAACCATTATCCCCAGCACGACACATGCTGGATTTTTTTACAAATTCTGCCCTTTCTTTGCATTTGGGACAAATACATATAACCTTATCAGACATCGGTAAACCTCCATTCGTAACCACCGGCGGTTATTTGTTTTCCGTTGCAACATTGAGAAATATGGCTATGGCCAATACCGGTTGTCTTTCTGCTTCAGTTATGCCATCAAACTTTTTAACCACCCGCCCGTTCTTTATTTGCAATACCGCCTTTGATAACGGGTTGTCTTTACCAAATTTGCCTAAGGTTGGGTGCGGAGGCGCTGGTCGATGAAGAACATCATAAGAATGACGGATGTTTTCTTTTGCAGAACACCATTCTAAGTTTTCTACACGATTATCTGTCTTATCCCCGTTTTTATGATTAACTTGTGAAAAACCTTTAGGGTTTGGTATAAATGTTTCAGCGACTAAACGATGCACAAGTTTATAATTATGAGCGCCAAGACTAATGCCAAAATAACCATTTCGCTTTTTGCTAATAGTCAATTTCTTTATTCTTCCGGTTTTAGCATAGTTGCTTGAATATATATCACCTCTGTCGGTAACATAATATCCAGGAAAATCTGCTATTTGAAAAGCTCTTACAACTTCATATTGCTTTGCCATCACTTATCCTTTGTTTTTATCTATTTGATTCATTAAATTCGCTAAGCTGTTTGCGTCGCCTTTTATATTGACGGACATGTTCTTGTTGTAATTTGTTTGCGGCACGCGACCTTCAGTCCTGTTCAACACTTCCCTTATTGCTTGCATGTCACCCGATACAGCTTTTTCAACCAAAACCCTTCCAATCGCTTGGGCATTGTTTAATACTTTGTCACCGGCACTGTAGATGGTGCTGGGTGCGGCCATCTCGTTCCTTAATGCGCCACTAATCGTCACATCAACTACAACAGCCTTAATCTCGTCTTCCTTAAAGCCCTGGACCTGCATATTGTTTACCAAAGGCATAAGATTAGCATTGCCGGTATCAATGATTTCCTTTTCAGCATCGTTCTTAAGTCTGGAAATATTTACTTTATAAGCAGCATCCGTTTGCGGTTCAATTACTTCGACAGGTGCTTCTTCCCAATTAGGCGTCTGTTCCTTCGATTGCATCTTCGATGTCCTTCTTAGTCAAAACGGATTTCTGTGCAAGACGCTTCCTCATCGCGTCTTCTTGATAAAGTCGATGAATCTTTTGAAGTAAGATGTATTCTTCTTCACATGTACAACGAACATTGATTACTAATGTCGATACCATTTAACGCTCCCTTTCTTTGTTCGCATATATTATAGCATAAAACGATGTTAATGTCAAGTAGTTTTTACAGGGCGAATTTTTTTGGCGGCGGATTTTTTCCGGGCGCGATTTTTTTGCTGGGGCGATTTTTTTGCGCGGGGTGAAAGGTGGGGGACGCCACCCCACTCGACTTTAACCTAATTTAACTATATACCCCTAATAAATACCATTCCACATATAACCACATGAAAGCGTAGAGGTCTATCCCCTCGCGTATACGCGTATACGCATACGCGCGTATATACGCATACACACACGCGCGCGTTATCGCGTAATACCATTGCTTCCAAAATTTCATATATGATAATTTAATTACGACAATAGTCAATAAAAAAACAAAAAAAATATTTACTAATGTATAATTTTTTTGCTTGACTTGACCATATTATACAAAATATTGACTTTTTTATAAAAACAAAAATCAATTATCAATTATGAAATCAATTATCAATTAGTCAATAAAAAATATTTACTATTGTATTAAAAATATTATCATATATGAAATTTTATCGTGTGTTATGGTATTACGCGCATGTATGCACGCGCGCGTATAGTTTTATATTATATATAATATAAAACCGGCGCCCTCTTGCGCCGGTGATAGTAAATATTTACTATTTTATAAAAATTTCATTTTATGTTATATATCTTGCACAATCTTTTTATTTCTTGCATAATGATATTATTATCACAAAAATATTTAATATGCAATTTAAATAAATTGCTATTATCACCAGACAATAATCTTGCACTTTCAATTATATCGATTGCGTCTTTTGTTATATCTTGCATTTTATCACCCCTTGTTTTAAAAGTTAGTTATTGCATAACCGATTGTATAACCGATTGATTCTTGATTCAATAATAATTTTAAATCTTCAATCACCGCGCGGGCGTTTTTTCTATGTTTAATATGCGCGCGAATCGATTCGTATATTTCCACTTTGATAGTTTTTTCTTGTGTGCTTTTTCCGTTGCTTTCCATAACATATACGCCTTGCGCGGTTGACAATGTGCAATAATTAAAATCATGCGCATATAATACTTGCTTTATAATCTTGACCGCTTGCGCCGTTTTTATTTCTTGTTTTAATGTGTTTTTATCGTTTAAACCGATATAAAAAGTCTTTTTTATCATGTTATCACCTCTTTTTGTTTCTTGTTTTTTCTTTTATTTATTGTTATTTTATAAAATCTTTTTTGATTTTATGTATACATTATAAAATAATTATTTACTATTGTCAATAAAAAAATATAAAAAAAATATTTACTTTTTTATAATTTTTTATTTGACTTTTTTATAAAAATATGTTATATTGTGTGCATGATAAAAATAAATCATACACGCGCGCCGGCGTATACGGGCGCAAGGCAAGCCGGAAATAAGAGGCAAGATTTAGTTTTATCGATAACAAAAAATAAAAAGAGGTGATAATATGAAAAGAAATTATTCTACAAGCGCAATAGAAAATTTTATTGAAAAATATTGTGTTGATTGTTTATTTCAAGGTGATTCAGTGATAGGTCTAGGCAATCAGATATGGCTTATGAATAACGGGCGTTATTTTATAGTAAAAGAATATTTTATAAATTCTTGGACAAGCGGGCATAATGTAAGACAAGTAAGCAAGTTATCAAAAAGATTGCAAAAATTATGCAATAACGAAAAAGAAAATCTTTTATTACAAGATTAAAAGATTGTAAATCATTGCGCGTTGATTTACGGCGCGCCTTGACTTGCGATTCATGCAAGATTAACAAAACAAAAAAAGAGGTGATAAAATGATTTTTAAAGTTAATGATTTATATTATGTGTGCAAGTCTGGAAATTGGAAAGACGGATTTACGCATAAGATAGAAATACAAAATAAATTCGGTGAAACATTGCATAAGGCTATTGTAAAATATTACAATCGCACATGGGAAAAATACCGCTACCAAAGCGCCATGCAACATGCACAAGAGGGTTTAATTCGCAAAATTGAACGCGCAAAACAAGGCAAGGTTTGGTTAAATTATAGATACGAAGATTTTCAAAAATATGATTTTGAAAATGAGCCAGAAACCGCGCAATTCGCATAAAAAGTAAATAAAAATTAAAACAAAAAAATATTTACTTTTTTATAAAAAAAGACTTGACTTTTTTATAATTTTATGTTATATTAAGGTCAAGCCCTCAAAAAGAGGGAAGAAAAAAAGCCCCTCATAAGAGGCAAGAAACAAGCCCCGATAACAAGGGAAATAACAAAAAAAAATAAGAGGTGAAACAATGTATAACAAAAAAGACAATTTTAATTTTATGATTAAAACAATTCGCATGCTTGCAAAATCGCAAGGTTTTTATGGGCGTTTGTATAGACAATTAGCAGATTTGAATGAAGAAACAATCGAAGAGGTTATCGAAAAATTACCAGATTTTAAAAAAGATACTTTAAATGTGGTATATTATTTTGAATGTTAGAAATCACCTCACCCCTTGCAAGCGATAAAAAACTTGCAAGGGAAACAAGAAATAACAATAAAACAAGAGGGCAAGAAATGAAATATATAAATTGGTCAACAACAATTTTTCAAGGCTTTTATGAAAGCGAATTATACAACAGTGACACATTGTATAATATTTCCATGGAAGAGGACGCAGAATATGATTTTAAAGATGATAAGGCTTATCATGATTTTGAAAATGCAGTATGCGAAAAAATTGTAGACGCGTTATTTTATGATATGCAAGACGCGGAAGAAATCACCGGTATTAAGTTTATTAAATTGCATTCACCAAAATATTACAATTACGAAACAGATAAAATCGAATGTGATATACAATGCGATTGGCAAGGTGTGTTAAAATATGCGCAAGAAACGAAGAGGCAAGATTTCGAAAATTACTTGCATGATAATTTTACCTCTTGCAGTGGTTTTGTATCGTTTGTGCCAAATAATACAAAAGACTTTTTTAATAAACTGGAAGAAGATTTCGAAAGATTATCGCAAGTGGTATTAGAGTTTTATATCGAACAGCATTTAGATTGCGAATTATATCGCGAACATTGCTATGAAATCGCACAGAATACTTTATGGCAATATATCGAAGAGGTTAAGCCGGAAGAAACCGAAGAAACAGAATCAACGCAAGAGGTGAAATAATGTTAGAAAAAATAACAGATTATATTATAGCATTAGCCATATTTATAGCAATGCTAGCAGGCACAATATGTTTATTTCAACATACAGGGCAACGAATGCAAGAATACGCAATCGAACATAATTGCAGGTGGGATTATAACGATATGTGCTATACAAAAGACCAAAGACCATGGCTTTTTGAAGATTAAATAAGAGGTGATAAAATGAAACTAGAAATAGAAACAATATGCAATCGCAAAGCAGTTATCGTATACACCGGCACAGAACGAATCTTATTTTCTTATGATACCAGAATCGCAACAATAAACGCAAAGGGTGAACTGATAAGAAATTGCGAAGAATGGGCATTAAGCAATACTACCATGCGCCACTTGCACCAGTTTGCACCATACATAAGCAAAAAAGATTTCTTGAAACTAGAATTAAAAGAGGCAATATAATGAGCAAACGATTACACGAAACAGCCGAACGCGCAATGAAAGAGGCATTAGATGATTACTATGACGGCATATTTGATTTGAATTATGTGCCAGAAAAAGCAGGCGAAATCTTGGAACACGAATTAGATTGTGCCGGACAGAGAGTATATACACGACCGTTTTGGGTAGAAGATAACGACGCAGATTTAGATTGTGCATTAGATGAAACAATACAATTCTGTTTAGAACACAAAGTAAAAGACCACGCTATTGTCCTTGACGACAGCCAAGAACTTGTGTTTGTAGTATATTTAGTTGACGAACAATAAACCAAAGGGGAATAAAAATGAAAATACATATTTATAAAGTTTTATGGTGGGACAGAAACGAAGAACCAAGTGACTTTTGTCAAGGTTTTGAAAACACAAGAATTATGACCGAAGACCAGTTGCGTGAAGAATGGAAACATTTGATTCATGAAGAACACGCAGTGCCAGCCGGTGAATTTATAGATTATGTCAAGGACAATGATTATAAAAAAGAAGATTGGGAAGACCTTGATAATTTGTCGATTGGCACAATCGTAGATATTATGAACGATATGATAAACTATGATACCAAACAAGCATATTATATTCTTGAAGACGATATAGAAATAAAAGACTAAACAAACAAACAACCAAAGGAGTATAAAATGGCTTTTCAAAATAAAAATTTATCTGTGATTGCATACGCGAATGGTTTTACATTGTGGTATTATCAATCGCCAGAAGAAACATTGCAAGAAATAGAACAGCCGGACTATTTCAGCACAATTCATAGTCTACTCGCAGTTGGTGATATATTTATTATCAACGCAAAAAAAGAAACCGCTATGCGCAAATTGTCTGTATTAGAAGACAAACATGTTTGTATAGCACCATTAGATAAATAAGGGGGTATAAGGTGGGAGTTGTATTACCATTTATTAGCAAGAAGAATCAAATCTTGCAAGAACAAATGCGTAAACAATGTTTATCTTGCGTTGAGCAGATAAAACGAAGAGCGCAAGCGTTAAAAGAATATAGCGACCCGTTTGCATATGCTTTGCCGGCAGAAGAGGCAGAGTTATTGCAAACAGTTGCAACAAAGATTCTTGACGCAATATCAACCTTGGAAAGCAAGGAGGATTAACATGATTACATTTCTATTGATTATAATAGTTTTGTGTTTGTGTCGCGCAAGAATATACTAACCAAAGGAGCAAAACAAAATGAAACTTGAAATATTACAAGAACCAGAATGTTCGTTGAATGTAAAAGAAGACCTGTTAAGACGAATCTTACAATCAAATTACACACGAGCATTGTTAAAAGTGCGTTCGGCATTAACCGAATTGCATACATTGATAGCAGACGCACCAAAAGAATTGCCTGTGGACGACAAGGTTAAATTATTGAACTTTGTAAAGAAAGCAGATAAAGAAATTGGTGATATGATATATTAACAAAAGAGGGCAACCATGACCAAAAACGATTTACAGTCAGTGATACTACGCAAGATAAATAATGACGCGCAGTCCGGTTTAAAACATATATTCGATGTATTAAATCATGACTATGATGAAATTGTATCGCGTCAATTATTTTCTGTGATAGACTACTATGGCGACCATTTCGATTTTTGGCATGGGTGCTTTTGTGGAACAGTGAGTAAAGTTGCAGGCAAACCAGTATTAACAGACCTTGCCTTGAACCCTACGCATTTATTATAAAGGAAGAAATATGGAAAAGATAAGTAAGGCGATAATGCACGACAAGATACAACTTGCATTAAAAGATAAAAACAATGGGAGTTTACAAACAATTTATGCACGAATCCGTAGAACCGGTAGTCCATTTAAAACAGGCGACAGACGGTGTAAATATGGAACAACGGGCGTGGTGAAAGATATAAACGGAATCAGCAAACAACTTGTATTACAAAGATTAAGGAGTGGTTGGAGCATAGAAGACGCTTGTAGTATACCACCGAAGACGAAAGGAAAGAAGAATGAACAAAACATTAGAGAAGATTTACCTAACTCTGTATTGGCGTAGTAAGGCGTATGGTTATCCGCCAGCATTAAGCACTTTGGCAGAATCATGTAATGTAAGCCAGACAACTATAATCGATTGGTTAAAAAAACTTGCGCGCAGTGGTTATATTCAGTTATTCTTATATGAAAACGATGACTATAATGTAAAGTTTTTAATTGAACCAAAACGAGAATGGGTTATAAATATAGAGAAACGAGGCAACAATATAATCGAGGTTATCAGTGAAATACCTGTCAAGATTTATGTGCATGACGGATTACACGCGGAACCACAGGTTTATTTGAGCAGAAAAACATTAGATAAAGTAGAACTAGTCAAGAAAGGGATTCTTGCATGATAACATTAAGACCATACCAAGAAGAATGCGGTGTTGCGTTGATGAACGATATTAGCAACAAGGGCAATCCTATTTTGCAGTTGCCAACAGGCGCAGGGAAATCGTTAATCATTGCAGACATTGCCCGCAGATGCAAAGAACGATGGGGAGGTATTAAGATTTTAGTATTAACGCATCGTGCAAAATTGGTAGAACAAGACGCAGATAAGTTTAGGAAACTAGGTATTATACCATCGATTTATTGTGCAGAATTAAAACGCAAAGAAATCGGGCAGTTTACCTTGGGAACTATCTTGTCAGTTGCGCGACATGCAGACTTGTTTAAGAACTTTCATCTTGTAGTTATAGACGAATGTTTTACAGGGGATACGCTAGTGGCAACACCTAATGGTAAAAAAAGACTTGACAAATTAAAAGAAAACGATTATATTATAACTGCTATTGGCAATAGAAAGATACAAAAAATAAAAAAATCTATACACAATACAGTTTATAACATAAGGATTGGCTATGAAGATAACGATAGGAAAAGGAAACGGTTTTACACAGTTAGATGTTCCGGACGGCATCCATTTTTTACCACACAAGGATGGGTGCGAGCCGAACAAATGGTTCGGGGGATGGAACTTGTTGGCATACAAAATATGCCAGAATTGTGGCAAGTATTTTCATCCGGCAAAGGGGCATGGGATAACATTGTTTGCAAAAAGAAAATATTGCTGCAACAGGTGCTTTTATCTGAAAGAAAACCCGATGAAACAAGAACAAACAAGAATAAACTTGTCGAACAAATTGAAAAGTATTGGTTGGAAACCGCCAGTCAGATACGGCAATGGGTATTTGAGTCCGATACAAAAGAAGTGGTTAAAGATATTAAAAAAGGATGGGTGGGTAGCAGAATTGCCAATAAAAACAGGGCATTGTCGAGATGGCAGTGGTTATCCAACAAATTACAAAGTGGATTTGGGGAATGTGCAATTAAAGTTGGCAATAGAATTGGATGGAAATTCGCACAATACCTTGGTCAGAAAAGCACAAGACAGAAAGAAAGATGCTTTTCTGCAAAGTATTGGGTGGAAAGTATTGAGGTTGAAGAATCGAGATGCGGAGTCGCGTTATATGACCTACAAGTTGCTGGGCACCCCTCTTTTTTCGCCAACGGACTTTTAGTGCATAATTGTCAAATGATTAACAACGACAACGAGGGAAGTTATAGAAAGTTTTTAGCGCAGTTGCCAAACGCAAAGATTGTAGGATTGTCAGCAACACCATTTAGATTGAAAGGTGGTGCATGCTACGGACAAGACAGATTATTCAATCGCTTGACATATAAGATTGGATTTGCAGATTTGGTAAGACAAGGCTACTTAACACCACCTGTAAACTATGACGCAAACGCAGATGATAATTTTGCAGATATGCGTATTACAGCGGGCGACTTTAATAAAGACGATATGAACAGACACTTTAATCGTATTGTTGAAAAAAGTTGCGCAGACCTTGTAAAGCGTATGGCAAACAGACACTATGTTTTGGTATTTGCTTGTAGTATTGTCCATGCAAACGCAATCGTAGAATGCTTAAACAAGATGGGTGAAAAAGCGATGGTTTACCACAGCGAACTGTCGTTGGAAGAAGATAAACTGGTAATCAATAGATTTGAAAACAAGCAGTTTAAATATCTGGTGTCTATTGATAAACTTGGCGTAGGTTTTGACGCGCCATTCGTAGATGGTCTAGGCTTAATGCGACCAACAATGTCCAGAGCCTTGGCGATACAACAATTAGGTAGAGGGAGTAGATTATACGAGGGTAAAGAAAACTTTTTGGTTGCAGATTATGCAGGCAATATACGCAGACACAATTTGCTTGACCCAGATTCTTATGATGTGCCTTGGGAAAGTATATCAAAGACCAAGCGCAAAGGGAATAATGACGCGCCAAGCAAGGTATGTCCACATTGCCAAGCAATATGTGCAACAAGAACGACAACATGCCAATGCGGTTATAAGTTTCCACCAAAACTAACAGTGAAAGCAGATACGCAAAAGCAGATTGAAGAAGATAAAGTGCTAATACAAATATGGAACGCATCAATAGAACATAACGAGAAACATAACTATGTAAAATTATTAGTTGGAAACTTTTTAGCATGCAGACCTGTGTTTTTCTTTCCGGAAGATGTAGGATTTGCAAAAACAAAGACGCTAATAAATTGGGTAAAAGTTTTCGGCGAATATGGTTTTATCTTGCCGAATAATATTGACTGCGAACACATGGTGTTATATCTTAACAAAATGAAAGGATTGTTTACAGAGGCAATATTTACAAAGAAAGACAAATACTGGGAATTAACAAAACTTATAAAGGAGCAAAACAATGCAGAAGCATGAATATGAAATACACAAATCGTTTTTAAAAGAGCCAGAAATAAAAAATATACCAGCGCCAAGCAATGAACTCGCAACGAAAATATTCACATTAGAGACAGCGCTGAATAAAGCAATGACAGGATTACGCGAATTAAAAGATTGGATTGCATGTCCGCCAGATATAAAGTATGAAGATTGTGTCTCTATGTATGCCGGTGGAGTAATAGAAGAAGTAGAAAAAATATTAGAAAGGAGCCTTTGATGATGACAACCAGAATAGACCACTTGATTGAGGCAATCAAACAAGCGGAAAAAGTTTTAATCGCCAACACAATACCGTTGACGATTGAAGAAAAAAGTAAGTTGATAGCAGAGAGTGCCAATTTACATAATGTAATCATGCACAATATGCCCGTAGAAAAGAAATGCGCATCGTGCGAACATTGTGTATTCTGGGAAGAAAAACATTGCTGCGCAGCCAGAGATATGCGACCAATACCATTCGAGGTAGAAAACAATGTCGGTGGGTGCAGTAAGTGGAGCGAAAAAGACTACATACCATTCGCTTTTGCTTTTTTAACAATAGGAGGAACGATTGCAGAAAGTATGTTTCAGATGTGGCAGAACACTGGGTTTGTCGGAGTTTTATAAACACCCCAAAATGCCAGATGGCCACCTTAATAAGTGTAAAGAATGCACACGTAAAGACGTTATAGAGAACAGGAATAAAAAAATCGAATATTATCGCGAATACGATAAAAAACGAATGTATGCGCCACAACGTGTAAAAGCAAGAGAAGAATATAGAAAAACCGATGCTGGTAAAAAAGCTACTTATAATGCAACAAAAAATTATAGAGCAAAACATCCAGACCGGCAAAAGATATATCGTGATTGCGAAAAAACATTGGTTAATCCACATGTATGCTCACAATGTGGTGGCACCGTAATAGTAGAAGCACATCATGATGATTATAACAAACCGTTCGATGTGCGTTGGTTGTGTAGAGAATGTCATAGAGGTTGGCACAAAAACAACACACCGACAAGCGCGAAAAAAAGCGAAGAATTAAAAGCACTAGAACTGTTAGTAAATAATGTATTCAAATAAAAGAAAAAATATTTGTAAAAACCTCTTGACATTTACAGATATTTATGCTATATATAGGACATAACAACAAAAAAAGGAGCGTGATATGTCAGACAGACTTAAAATCTTACAAGAATCTTGGATTCGAGCGAAAGCAGAAGAAGACAAGGCAAAAGAAGCCAGATTATTAGTTGAAGATATGATTTTGGAAGAAATCGGATGGACTTCTGGCGACCCAAATTTCAAAACATGGAAAGACGATATTAAAATCACATTCGGGCAGAAGGAAGAATATGACAATCCTGCATTGATTGAATTTTTCCGCAGTCGCCCACAGAACTTATTAGCAGAAAGTTGCCCGTTTAGAGTTAAACTGGAACCAGACGCTAAAAAGATGGCTGCGTTTAAGGTTGAACACAATGACTTGTATATGCGAGAATTTGCGCCAATCTGCTCAGTCAAATTTGCAAAACCTAGTTTTGCTTTAATCGATAAAAAGAACTAAAAGAACGGAGAACGATATGTTTTTAGAACAAGTAACGACAGAACAAAAACCACAAGGTCTTCGTGTAATGATTTATGGTGAACCAAAAGTTGGTAAATCATATTTCGGCGCACAGATACCTAACCATGTGTTTTTGAACCTTGAAAATGGTTTGGAACACTTGAAAGGAGCGAACAAGTTGCCATACACAGACAACTACGATAATGTGAAACTGATGTTAAAAGAATTAGAAAATTGCGAACATCCATATAAAACATTGGTTGTCGATAGTGCAGATGTGTTGGAAAACTTAATAAAGAAATGGATTGTAAAACTGCAAAATAACACATCATATAAAGATGTTGCGGACATACCATTTGGTCGTGGTTATCCATTGCTTTTAACAGAAACAAGAAACGTTATCGAACAGTTTGAAAGATTGCGCACCAAACGTGGAATGAATATTGTATTTATTTGCCACAGCGAAGTAAAGAAAATGCAACCACCGGTTGGAGCGGAATACACCTACATAGCACCATCTTTATATGCAAAAACCACACAAGGTGACAGCACATTAAAGATATACAGCGACTATGTAGATGTGATTGGTTATTGCACATTTAAAACAATCGTGCAACAATCATCAACTGGTTTTGGAACACGCGGACAAGCAATCGGCACAGGTGAACGCATCTTGCATTTGGATGCAGCGAACCCTGCTTATATCGCCGGCTCACGCTACCCAATGCCACCAGAAATACCTTTCTCATGGCAGTCATTTATTTCTGCTTTGACAGGTAAACAACCAACAAAAGAAACAGCAACTACAATACCAACAGAACAAGAAACACAAGGAGCGTAAAATGAATATGTTTGGATTTGATTTGAACGAAGCACAAAAAGCAAGAGACGAAAGTTTACCAAAAAGCTTGACAGCAGGTAAATATAAATTGATGGTTACACAGGTTGAAACAGGTATTCACCCATTCGGTGGACAATTTACAACACCTGCTACTAACCCAACAGACCCTGATGTCGAAGTGCGTGTAAGTTGCGTCTTGGTTGAAGCAACAAATGGATTCAAAGAAGGTTGGAAACACACTTTATTCTTCTCACCATATCGTATGAATAAAGATAACCCAACACAGTTGTCAACAAAAGCATTGATTGACCGCGGTGATTTGGCAGATTTGGCTTTCGCATGTTGCGGAACTAAACCACAAAGCGAACAAGAATTGGTGCAAAAACAATTCTATGTTACCTTCAAAGAAACCACAGGCAAAGACGGCAAATCTTATTTGAATATCGAAAAGATTGAACCTTTGACCGCAGTGTCAGAACAACCAATGCCAATCGGCTCTGCTGCACCAGCAGCTACTGAACCAGCAGCTAATTCGTTTAACGCAGAACCAGATTGGATGTAAAAGATTGGGCGGGAGCATCCGCCCGCCTATAAACCAGAAAGGAGCATAAAATGAAAGTAGAAAAAATTAAAAAAACAAAAGCAGTAAAAAAAGTACCGGCAAAAGCAGAACGTTATATTAAAATTGTATTCACGCAAGAAGGTTTGCAAGTTTATGGAAATTATGTTAGCGACATGAATCATGTTGAAGCACTTTTGGCTTTGATTATTTCATTGGTTTCTAACTGTCCAGATGTTTCTGTTTGCAAAACAGCATTAGATGCAATCAACAATCAACGTTTGGCAAATCAAGCGGTTTCTGATTTGTTTGGCTCATTAAAACCATGCAAATCTTGCAAAGCTAAAAAAGCAACAAAAAAAGCAACAAAGAAAAAATAAGGATTGGAAATGATAAACAATCAACAATTATTAAGCTTTGTTGAACGCATCGAAAGAATCGAAGAAGACATCGCACAAGGCAACGCAGATAAATCTGAAATATATAAAGAAGCAAAATCTGCTGGCTTTGATGTTAAAGCGATTAAAAAATGCGTTGCTTTACGCAAGAAAGACAAAGACGAAATCTTCGAAGAAGATGAAATCTTGAAGCTTTATCGTGAAGCTTTAGATATTTAACCGGACTGGCACTACGAGGCATTTCTTTTTCAATATCACCTCCGCCTCGTTGTTAGCGTGCCGGCATACCACGTGTGCCAAAGTATGCCATTTAATAAGGAATAAGGGAGAGTAACGTGTTCGAATCTTTAACTGGCGAACAGTTATCACAGAATAATAATATATGCGTAGCTTGGGATGCGAACGCATTACAATATCTGGCCCAGGGATATTCTGTCGTGCCATTGGCACCAAAGCAGAAAGGCCCAAAGCTCAATGGTTGGACCAAGTTTTGCGAAGAATTGATGCAACCAGACCTTGTGCAAGGTTTCTGTGGTAAGAACAACAATATTGGTCTGGCCTTAGGGTCTGCGAGCGGCGTATGCGCTGTTGATATTGATACTGATGACCCACAAATATTATCCAAGATTGAAAAGATATTACCTGAATCTCCGGTCAAGAAACGCGGAGCAAAGGGATATACCGCATTTTATAAATTCAATGGTCTTCCGAGCAAATCGGTAAGAAACCAAGAAGGCACTGCTGGAATAGACTTTTTGTCTACCGGTAAGCAAACTGTATTGCCGCCTTCTGTACACCCATCTGGTATGGAATATTGTTGGTTAACACAACAAACCCTCTTGAATACTGCCAGAGAGGACCTGCCAGAACTGAGCGGAACAGTGCTAGACCAGTTACTAGCACTGTTTAAGCCCAGATTCGAATTGCCACATGTAGAAGTTGAAAAACATTATGCTGATGTGAATGTAGAAATTGCAAAGAAAGCATTGTCGTTTATTAACCCTGACCAGAGTTATGATACTTGGATTCAGGTTGGCTTGGCTTTGCAAGATGGTTTCGGTCCAATCGCCGGAAGCGAATTATTTGTTGATTGGTCTTCACGTGGCGCAAAGTTTGACGGCATTGCCGAATGTATGAAAAAGTTTCGTTCGTTTCATGACCCTCGCGAAATCACAATCGCAACGTTATTCTATATTGCAAAAGAAAACGGTTATCAGGGCGAAGACGATTTCGACCTTGCTGCTATTAGAGCAAAAGCAGAAGTCGGTGCACAACTGTTGGATTCATGGGCCAAGCAAGACGAAACTGTCACAGACAATCGTGCTCATTTGATTGATATTATCACACATCCAGTTGGCTTGATTGCAGATATATATGAATGGATGAGAAAGGTTTCGTATTTGAAACAAGACTTATTCTCTGTTGCCGCGGCTACATCATTGGCAAGTGTATTCTATGCACATAAGTTTCGTGGTCGCTCTAACGCATACACTAACAATTATATCATTTGCGTTGGTCCGACAGGTTGCGGTAAAAGTATGATTTGCGATAACGCACAATGGTTGATGGCGAACGCGCCAACAAAGTTGCATAATCGTTTAATGGGCGAAATGGCATCTGCGCCAGGGTTGATTGACGAACTTGTGCGCAAGGACGGTATTGCATATTCTTACATCGATGAAATTGGACAATTCTTCCGCTTTTCCAAAGGGGAAAATTCAAGCCAATACACACAAGCCATCGGAACAGAAATGACAAAGATTTATAGTAAGGCACACACTAGCTATACAACGCAGGCTTATTCGGCCGCGGCAAAAAGACCAGTGCGTGAAATAGACCATCCTTGCTTGATAATCTTCGGTCAATCTGTGCCAGGACGTTTATATGACTCTGTTACAAAAGAAGACTTTCGTGATGGTTTCTTTAATCGTTTTACATTGATTGAAATTACCAAAGATGAAATACCAGTGCGTAATCCAGATTATGTTGCGGCGGAAGATTGTCCACCAACAGAAATATATGAATTTTGGAACCATCTTGATTCATGGACCACAAACGAAATTCATAAAATAAGCTCATGCAACGGATTGACTGGTGGCGTTAATACATTGTCTGTGCCATATACAGACAAAGCAAAAGAAATGCTGGAAGAATGTTGGAAATATTATAAAGAAACATTACCAGAAACACTCGATGATGCGGACGTATTCAAGGACGCATTAACACGTGCTCACGAAATGATTGAAAAATACGCATTAACATCATGCGAATTTATAGACGAAAGACCAATCATTACAGAACGTTCGGTAAGATGGGCAAGAGCATTCGTGGATTTCCATTTACTTGGATTGAAATCACACGTGCGCGAACTTGCGGACACACAATACGGACGCGACTGCATAAAGATGAAGAACTCTGTATCTGTCGGAAGAAGATACACCAAACAAGAATTTTTTACTGCTACCAATTCAATACATATTGGTATCAGACAAAAAATGATAGACGACTTAGTAACACAAGGAGTATTTGCTTATGAGAAGGACGAGAACGGAACCTATATCATCAGAAAACGGTGATGCTTTGACCGCATTCTGTGTTGAGCATTTCGGCTCCATTAAGAAAGCGGCATTGTATATTGGTGCACCATACATTAGTTTATGGCGTAATTGTCAAAGACCAACAGGTGCATGGCGGTATCTTAACACGTTTGTGTTAGTTGCCAAAAAAAGAACCGAAGAACTTGAAAGTAAGTTGGAATTTACAAGAGAACAATTAACACACGTTACCAGATTATATAATGATTTGGTAGCAAAAATAGAAAAAGCACAAATGGAAGAAATATAACCAAAGGTGGCGATAATGAGTGATAGAAAAGAAACAGTAATTCAATTTTTGTATAGTCACGCAGACGATATTGAATACAAAGGCAATGAATTACAATCAGTAGCAACAATGGTTAGAAACTGTGTTGATGAATTAAAAACAGAACTAGACCGCACCAAGAAACAACTGGAAATAGCAGTAGATGCGTTGAAAGAAATAAATTGTTGTGCATTAGATTTTACCAGAGCAAGAGATGCATTAAAACAAATCAACAACATAGATAAGGGAGAATGACGATGAAGATAGAAAAAACACCTATTACCGATAACTGTCGTTTTGCATTAGGATTTTCTGTTTGGAAATATAAAAAATTCAACTGCACGAATCTTTATCTTGGAAAACTGTTAATACAAATAATAAAACAAAGAAAGGATAAGTAATGTCAGAAGAAGACACCACAACAATTATAGCACTTATTGGCGGTTTGGCTATGTTGTGTGCCGCATTTTACGGTTACTTTACAATAACAATATAAATAAAAGGGTGTAAAATGAAATACTACATTCTACCTTTAAGGCTACCAGGAATCAACGAGTACCAGAACGCATGTCGTAGACACCCAATCCATGGCGCTATGATGAAGAAGAAATGGATGACAGTTGTTATGACGCACTTGTCTCCCGTTGTAAAATTCTCGTGGCCTGCACAGTTTGAAATTATTTACACCGAACCAAACAAGAAGCGCGACATCGATAATATCACAGGCTTCGGCTCTAAGGTGATTTTAGATGCGTTCGTTAAGGCGGGTTTTTTGCCCGACGACGGGCCTTCGTATGTAAATAAGATAGATTCCACTGTTGTATACGGAGACGAACCACAGATTGAAGTATTCGTCAAAGAACAGGGAGACCAGCTTTGGGCAGACATCAGCGACATTGATAAACTGTTCGAAGAAGCAAATCGGTGGGCAGATGAAAACAATATGCCTTTCTTACCGGAAGAACAACCAAACATAAAACAACCTAAAAAAAGGAGCAAAAAATGACAATAACACCAGCAGCAATGTATTGGATAACAAGGTTAGATAGCGTCGCCGGACTTATGTGCTTTGTATTATTTGCGTGTGCACTCGGCGCAGGTATCACCGCTATCCAATGGGGTACTAACGAACCTATTGACGAAGAACAAGAACCTTATAAAAAATGGTTTAAGCGAGAAACTATAACAGCAATTATCGCAGCATTGATACTTACGTTTGTTCCTTCTTCAAAAGAAATGGCTATGATTTATGTAGTGCCACACATTACTGAATCGCAAGTTATCAAACAGGACATACCAGAAGTATATGACCTTGGTGTCAAGGCATTAAAAGATTGGTTAAAGAAAGAAAACAAAGGAGCAGAAAGCAATGATAAAAAAGAATAAGAAGGAAGAACCGTATAAAATGCCCAAATGCTGTCAAGAAGCGATAGCAAGAGGACACAAATCTTGTCCGATTTGTCACCAGACATTTATGGACTTTTAACCAAAGGAGCAAAATATGATAAAAGAAATAAAACAATATCAAGCGGCGGACGGTAGTTGTTTTGCAAGCAAAGCGGAAGCAGAAGTATACGAAGAAATGTTGCGAAACCCGCACTTTAAGAAAATACAAGACCGCATCGAAAGACTTGAAAGAGACATGCTGGCAATGAAGGCGGAAATAGCAACGTTTCATCGGGCACCAGCAAGAAGCCCATTAGAACCATTTGGTCCATATCAAAGACCACAAGCATATTTAAACGGTTGTAAGGCGTTTGATGCGTCAGTAGATTAAGGAGAAAAGAATGTCAAGACAAATCATTTGTGGGATACCAGGATGTTCACGTTGCAAAATGGCAAAAGAACAAAACCCAGAAGCACAATATTTAGAATTTGGACCAGATAGCCAAGAGATATTGTTAAACTTCTGTAGAGCGATAAACGTATCGCAAATGCCGCTTATTATTACTGTGCCGGAGGAATAGTGATGGACACAATGATAAAATGCAAACGTTGCGGAGGCAGAGGGTTTATGGTAAAAGTAGATGACTTGTATTACGCAAGGTGTCGCGATTGCCACAAATGGCTTCCGTATGAATTTCTGGGTATAACCCCACAAGCAGCAATTCGTAATTGGAACGAAGGAAACAAACCATTGCAACAAAGGAGCAGATGATGAATAGAACAGCGATTATATTAACAGCAATAATAGCTACGGCTACCGCTGGTTTTATCGGAGGTGTTTATATGGAGCATAAAGCAAATATTGGTTCTCTAGAAGAAAGGATAGAAATAGAACGCGATTATTGCAAAACAAAAATACAAAATGCTTTAGTAGCAGAAAAGTTTAAACAAGCAAAAAAGAGTACAATATGACACAACAAGACAGAGAAAAAGACGGACAGCTTAGAATAGTGTTCGAAAAACAACAACAACTTATTATAGTGTTTGATAAATCAAAAAAGAAAGGAAGATAAAATGCCAAAGAAAAAAAAGGAAGTTGAAATCAAGTCAAAACCATCACATGTGAGCGTATTAGAAATCGCCAAATGGCACGAGGTCACCTTTCCAGACACAACCCTTGCGGGCCAGAAAGCAAAAATAAAAGAAGAAAAAAGAGAATGGGCAAAAAGCAACTGTGCTGACATATCAGAACTTGCAGATATTTATATCGTTTCGTGTGGTTTAACACGTTTTGATTCTGCAGAAGCAATGATGGGATTTCATTATGTAGAAGAACAATGTATGTTCTGGGGAATATTTCATCAGAAGTTGTTAATAGCTGTTGACAAGAAGATGCAGATAAATTACAATAGGGTATGGAAAGCAACACCAGATGGAGCATACCATCATATGTAAAAAAACAGGAGGGAATTATGCACAATATACTTGACGCAATCTATATAGAAACACCACAAGGCTTAGGGCAGAAATTCCGCACAAAAAAAGTACCGTTATCGTCAGTGTACGATAGCGGTTTTTTTGTGTCAGACATCTTCGGTACCGAAGCTTGGGTTATTGATAGCCATACGTATGAAGCCCAAATCAAACATATACTATCACCACTGACAGACAAAGCATATAAAGCAATTAAGGACTATGCAGCAATGCAGTATGAACGCTTTTGCTATTTAGTCGACAACCACATTGGATGTTTCGCTGATTAACACGCCGTTAGCATCTTCTATGCGAACTTTATATGTGCCATTAGCCAAATAAAACGCGGGGAAGTATCCACGACCATCAGCAATCAATGGTGATGTGTTTTTGATTGTTAAAGACAAATTAGAATACGAAATAACTTCGTTATCTGTGCCGTTTGCATACACAAACAAATGAGCGCCAGCGGCTGGTGTTCCGTCTATATTTATTGCTGCCCATCTTGGGTCTTTTACCATTGGCATATTAGTCTCCTTCACTTAAGGTTTTACCTGTCATTATCAAGTATTGGTTTATGCCATCGCCTAACGAATCCACAACACGCATCATTAAATTGCGTTCTGTTGTGTCTTTTGCAGAGCGAAGCATTTTGTTAAATGATTCTGCGGATGGGTTAGTTGCAAATTCTTCTACCATAGCCATTGTTCTTGGGCCAAAACTTATTTTGCGAGCCGTTGTCACAGCAGCGTTTGCTCCCGCAACACGAGCACCTGCAGCACCCGCGATAAACATTCTGATAAGAGGGTCAATCAGCGCTGTATTACTTTCGTATTTGCCGCTTGCACTAAGCCATGTTCTAAGGTTATTTGCAGCAATAACTTTCGGCGCTGATTGTTTAGCAAATTCTTGTAGTTCGCCAGCTTCGAAAAACTCGCTAAGAACGCCCGGTTTTTCAGTCATTGCTTTTAATTCGCTAAATTCTACATAATCGCCTTTAATCATTGCGTTTAAAAATCTGTTTTCAAAACCAAGTTTAAAACTAGCAAGTTTTGTTGCTGCTTCTTTCGCGTCCATACTTTCTGCTAATTTATTTTTTAAAGACGTTAAGCTCGTAGGAGAAAAACTTTCTCCCATTTTATGAAATGCTAATAAGTCGTCAGAATTAGTCATTGCCTTTAACGACCCGTCAAGTATTTTAGACTCCGCTCCCATTAAGTTGTTTATTTTTTTATGATACGTTCCTACAGCGTTACTTAAACCTTTTACAACTTCAGATTTTTTTATTTGCCCAACATAAGCCTGCATATCCATTAAATCGTATACGTTGTCTGTGCCATTTCTTATAATATTTTTTGCAAACATGTGCGCAAACTGTTCTTTTACGCCGTCGGCCATTTCGTCTTCAAATTGTGCACTCAGTTGAGCGATAATATCTTGCGTTTCTTCTGGTGCAACGTTTTTCATTTGTTGCATCTGTGAATTGATATATTCGTTCTTAGCTTTGTCAACGTATGCTGCCATAGCTTTTTCAGCGTGTCCGCCTGGTTTTAAAGCGGAAAAATTAGCAACTTGTGCGTTATTTATAATAACATCAGTTGCTGCTTTATCTGTGCGCAATGCGTCACCTGCAAAACGAACACTTTCTGAAAAATCCCAATTATGTAAAGCTATATTTTCTTGAGCTTCTTTCAAACCTGCAGATTTTATTTCTTGGAAGTTTGGGCTATTTACGCCTGTGTATTTGACCAAATCATCAGCAGTTGTGCCAAGTTGTCTTGCACCAATCGCATCTGTATAAGCTTTGCCAAGAAAGTCGTTAATATTCTTAGCGGCTTTTCCTTTTTCCACATTGGTTAACCCTTCTGCGGTGTTATAAATAAAACTTTTTCCCGCAGTCATTTGTTCTATCGCAATGTTTCTAAACCTAGGGGATTTTTGTAGCATTTTTGCGATTTGTTCGCTTTGTTCTGGTTCTATATTTTCTGCTACTTTTTCAAAAAACGCACCTGCAGCACTTGTGTCATTTACCCCAGCCGCTTTCGCTGCTTTATACGCTTCTTGTCCTTTTATAACGTTTTCTTTTCCCCCTAACAACGCTATAGCTCCGTCGGTAACAGCAAAACTTTGTTTTATTTTTCTAACAGCTCCACCGATACCTCCAAATATCATATCAATACCCATGTTAGCAAGAGTGCCTTGGCCCGCGTCGCCAACAGTACTTAATATTGTTTGTCCTTCTTCCCAGTCTTTAGTGCCGGCCACTTGTTCGGCTATTTCTTGCATTTTAAAAGCACCTTCTGCCGCAGCAGAACGAACACCAACCTCGGTCAAATAACCCGCGGCTCTTGCCGCCCTGGAGGTTTTGTCGCCTATAACAGCTGCTTTTGCTGCTTGGCCCAACTTAGCGCCATATTTTATGCCTTTTGAAAGAGCTCCGCCCGGTGTAAATATACCAGCAATTTCTGCGCCACCTGTAAGGTATGGATGTTCTTTTTCAAATTGTTTTGTTGATTCTACGAGCCCTGTATCTATACCTACTTTTCCAGTGGCCCAATCAACACCGGCTGCGCCCAAATCTCCAAGCCCTAAAGACATGGCGTTTAAATACCTGCCCGCCGCACCAACCGCATTCATGACAGGTTTAATACTTTCCAGTCGAGCCAGCGTTTTTTCTGCTCTTTTACGTTCTGGATTGTTTTTAAATTCTGTATCGATGGTACGTAATCTTTCTTGAATACCGTCATATATTGGACGATTTTCTGCGATTTTTGCGTTTATAATTTCTTGTATTTCTTCGTCGCTTTTGCCCTCTTCGCGATACGCGTTAATAGAATAGGCGATGTCGTCTTCACTAACACCACCTTTCGTAGTAAGATTCAAAACTTGCCAATCTGCATCAGATATTTCTACAGTCATTAAAACACCCTTTTGCCTTCTTTTTTATATTGACTTTGTGAAGCGGGAGCCATGCCTTCGCCTGTTTGTGTTCTTTTTACAGTAGGTAGCCCTTCTGACGACATGCCCATTACATCACGCGGAATCATATTTAATCCACCGCCATCTTTACCCTTGGTGTTACCATATACCATAAGGTTAACATATTCATCACGTGTAATAGGTGCTTTTTCTCCAGCAGCTTTTTGAGCAGCATCATATAAGCCACCATAATATGATTTAACTGCTGGGATAATCTTGTTTCCGCGACCACTTGCAATAATTTCAGCAATAGGCGCAAAACGTTTTTGTTCTGTTCCGCTATTGATAACAGAAGCACCACCTTTTGGAAACAGTTTCATCAAATTCATAACAGAACCAGTTACAGCTTCTTGTAATGCCATTGTTGCTTCAGAACGGTTTCTAACTGCTTTTTCGCTCAATAAACCAAAGAATCTGCCCACACCAGTATCAAGCCAATTTGCTGATTCATCCCATTGATTTGGATTGTCTTCAATAAGTTTTATAGCGTCAACAACACCTTGTGATGGTATAACATCACCAATTTCATTCATGCCACTTGCTGTTGCTTTAGCGTTTGCTTTTATTTGAGCCGCTTTTTCCCTGCTTAATGCGTTAATATTTGCAACCGCTTCTCTTGATTCTGCGTTGATTTTAGCTACACCTTCGCGAGAATTAGCGTTAATATTAGCAACGTCTACAGCTTTTTGATAGCCTGTGTCAGCAGAATAAACTTTTCCTTCGTATGCTTTGTCAGCACCATATTGCTTACCTTCTAATTGGTATTCTTGTTTCATTTCTTCGCGAACATAATCTGCAGTTTTTTTGAATCGTTCTAATTCATCCATACGGTCACGTATCATAACGGCTTTTTCGTAATCTTTATCGGCCAAAGCCATCTTTAAATCATATTGCAATGCGTCATGTTCTTGTGCCACTGCGTTCTTCATGTCTTGAACGGTTACTTTGCCTTCGTTTTGTATTTGTTGTTTTTGCAAACCGTATTCACCCTTCATCTTTTCTTTAGCAAGTTGTGTGGCTGCTTTAATTTTTTCAATTTCCATCTTTTCACCGCTGATTAAAAATTCAGATGCGGTCAAGTCATCTAATCCTTGTGTTTCAAGCGGCAAAAGTTTTTTAATTGCTGCACCATACTTTTTCTTTAACTCAGGGTCATCGGTAGCATAAGCACGTTGCGACAATATCTTTGCACGATTTAAGTCAATAGCTTTTCCTTCTGGGTCTTCTTCCATACGTGTTGTATCATAACGATTAGCAAGTTCTGCGGTTTTACCCAGATAAGCATTAGGGTCTACACCAGATATGGAATCGAATACATCTTTCGCCATTAACAAGCCTTGTTCTAAACCAGAGCGTCTATGACGCATCGGTTGTACAGACAATCCGTCAGGAACACCTGGACCCGTAGGAGCAGGAACACCAAAACCACCGCTAAGACTGATAGCGGTGTTGCCGTCTACATTGGAATATAAACCAGAAAGATATTCGTTATCCATGAAAACACCTTTAGATAAAGTATTTTTGCATTAACATTTTCTTATATGTTTTTAATTCGTCGTCTGTCAAATCTGCTAAAGCTTCTTCATTAGCCATTTCAGGAACTAAACCGGTTTTAACAGCGACATCGAAGTTCTGTTCTTGTTCTTTGCCTTTCATGTAATCGCTTAACGCTAAACCGCCAACACCAGTAAGATTAGAAATGACTTTGTTAACAGTGTTTGCTCTTTGCGCTGTAAGATTTGCGGCTATGCTAGCTTGATTAAGAATAGAATCAGCTTCTGCTCTACGCGCGTCTTTCCAGCCTGAAAAATCTAAATTATACGCCATATTACTCTCCTAATGCTTTTGCATAATCTACTTTTAAATAGCCGCTTTCGTCTTCGACAACAGCTTCTGGAATAACTTCTTGAACTTCTTGAGCAATTAAGAACAAATGTTGTTTGCTATCATCTAAGCCAGATTCTTTGGTGTAACGACCTAAATAAATATTTAAGCCGTTAGCACTCTTGCCGACCAACTTCAAGTCAGTTTTTAATCTACGGTCAGAAAAAATAGCTGCAGCGGCTCCAATAGTGCCCAAGGCGCCAATAGCAGAACCAATAAGGTTGCTTTCCGCCGCTTTGTTGGCAGCATCTGTTGTTGCACCTGCTTGTGCTCTTGCAGCATTGATTGTGGCATTGTTTGCTTCTCTCTGCATTTGAATGTTAGCCAACGCAGAAGCCAAATCTGTTTCGTTTCCACCAAGTTTTTCTAATATGCTTGAAGTGCCACTTGTGCCGTATTGTCCGATACCAACGCCTTCTTTTAATTGGTTCAAGCGATTGCCATAATATTGATTTGCAAATTGTAGTAATGTATCGTCTAAAGCAGCTGCTGTAGCACCCGAACGCAATAAGCCAGATGTTGCTCTGTTTGCCATAACTTTACGTTCTGCCAAATCTTGCATTGCTCTAAAATTTCTATCGCCAGATAAAGAATCTACACCACCTAAAAGTAGTTTCATATATTCATCTAATGACGACGTGCCAGCCGCAGCATAAGGTTCGTATAAAGCCTTCGCTTCTTCTAAATAAGCTTTATTTTGTTCGCCGGCTCTTCTAATCTGATTTTCAATAGAACCGATACGAGCATTTGAATTGTAATTAGTCGCAGTTACAGCACCAGGATTACTCGCTGTAGTGACAGCAGGGTTTGATATAGTTGACAGCCCTGATACAGATATACTTGGCATTCTTACTACCATAATTTTCTCCTTATGCTAATAATAACATAAAATTGTCTTAAAGTCAAGGAAGAAAGAATCTTTTGCCTGACTTTGGTGCTCTTTTTTGAAGATGTACCCAAGTAGGTGTTGCCGAGAAGTCTTCAGCGTATAAACCCAACTCTTCCATCTTCTTTACATTCTTTTTTAACCATTTTTGCAATTCACCATCATCTGCAATATCTACACCTTCACCAGTAAGATGAGCAGAACCAAATGGTATTTTACTTAGGTCGGTTATGCCTTTCTGTTTGTATATGCGAATTTGGTCTTGTCTGCTACGCAAGCAGGAAGAAAAAACTCTTGCAGGTTTAAAACCTAAAGCGTTAATTCTTCCTATCAAATCACCTGCGTTAAAACAAACCTCAGGGGTGAAGTCTTCGGCTACACACCCTGATTTTACGCTCCTGTTGTACCATTCACTAAATACAAATTTCATTAGTCAGCTTCCTGCATTGTTACAGTTATTGCGCCGGCTGTTGTGCCGCCTGGTACAGTTACATCTTGTGATGCAACTTCTTTTTCATAAGAACCAGCTGTTTTTACAGCGGCAGAAGCACACTTAGAGCTTGTTATTGTAACTGTAATAACGCCAGGTGTATCGCCAGCATTACCAGGTATTTCTACGTCAACAGATGCTTCTGTGTAACCATCACCAGCCGTTTTAATTGTTGCTGCCTTCAATTCATACTTTGGATTGTCATAGCCTTGAATTTCAACAACGCCTTCGTCAACCAAGTATTCAATAAACTTGTCAACGCTAGCAAAATCAGATTGCAAAGCCATAATTCCGTCATATACGTAAACAGCAGCTGTTGTAGTTGCGTCTGTAGTGGCTTCCATATATGCAATTTCTGCTTCGTCACGAGTTGCAGAGTAAGTACGGACCAAACCATTTTTCAAATCTGTTCCAAAATTACCATCAACTTGCAAATATTTACCGTCGCCATCTACTAACACAACGCGGTCTGTTTCTATTGTTCCAGAGAACAAACCGTATGAATCTGTGTTAGAATATTTAATTTCGTTAATAGAACCTAATGTTAATTTATACATCTTCTTCCTCCTTTGGTTCTTCTTCTGCTTCAGGTTCTTCACTCGCAACTTCTTCTATATCATCAGTTGCGCTTTCTTCGACTTCGGCAGGTTTTTCTATCATATCTTCTGGATAAGGATGCAATTCAGCAATCTTTGCTGACAATTCCTTAACTTCTTCGATATATTCTGCCTCTTCTTCTTCAAACCATTCGTCTAAAATGGTTTTACGCATTTTGCGTGAATGAAGAGGGTCGACCAAAGAAGCATAAGCTGCTGCGCGAGCCTGAGCTACTTCATCATGCGTTGGAGGTAATGGCGCTGGTACTTCTTTGATTTCGTACACATGGTCGCCTATAACTTCGATATACGCATTGTTTGCGTTACACCAGATAGCCGCCTCTGGAGGGTACGAACCTTCAAATATCTGGCCTATATAGAATTCTTGTTCCATTTTATACTCCTTATTTCTTTCCACCTTTTTTTCCGCATGGCATAGTTTACTCCTTTGGTTATCGTTGCCTGTTTTTGCAGTTAATTAAGCAGACGTCACAAAAATCAGGATGGTAGTTATGTTCCCAATTTATAAGAGTTCTTTGTAAAAACTCTTTGTCTGCTGGTTTTAACTTCCATGCCTCAATAGCATGATAAGTTAAACTGTATTTAACTTCCTCAAATTCGCAAGGAAGATACGCTCCCTTGAGGTTGTTAATAATCTTATCGGCAGGAAAGATGTTCGCGGGATTGTTAGTTATGTATTTTGGGGCTCTTGCTTTTGGAACTAGATGTTCTTTTGTCATATATCCTTTTCTTATTTCAAGTCCGCTCAAAATACACTGCGTCATCTTTCCTTACCTCCTTATTTCTTTTTTGTAGCTTTCGCAATTTTTTCTTTGTTTTCTTCTGTGTTTACAACAGAAAGCCAATCGCAAATCTTTACAATCCAACCAGCCCATTTGCAACCGCTAAATACTTTAACGATGCTGGTACAGGCTGTACCTGCGATACCTATTACTGCGAAGATTTCTTCCCAGTGTTCTGCTAACCAAGTCATTTTTTGCTCCTTTTGTTTGGTTCGTTTAATAGTAAGTCAAGCTTAGTTTTTATTTCGACTAAGAGGTCGTGGTCTGCATCGAATCTTTCAATCTTCTGTTCCATATTAGCAACTTTTGTCTTAATAACTCCATAAGACACCGCTATAGAAACTAATGCTGTTACAACTTCTGGTAATAATTGTTCCACCTTAACCCTCCTTTTCGTATTTAACTTCCAGTTCCAAATCGTCAATGCTTGCCTGAACAATCTCTGCCGTATTGTTTCCAGCGGATACTGTCAATGTCTGTCCAGCAACCGTTTCTGTGCTAGCAGTTGCTAATGGATACACGATAGTCACTGGTGTTCCTGCATCATATTGTGAACGCAAGAAAGCCAAGAAGTCAGTTAAGTTTGCCATACTGTCGTATCTTATGCACATCAAACTATTTGTGTTCCAAGCCAACTCCAAGTCGTTCATTAACGATGTAACAGAAGCCGATGTTGGAATCACTGTAAAATGTGAACATAAACCAATATTGTTTTCAGGATTTGAATAACGGTCATCAGGTATTACAACCTTGGCTCTGAACACACTCTTGCCAGTAAAGTTAAGTTTTTCCCACCACTCTTCGCCTGTAAGCACAAATACACCAATCTTGCGTGTGACTTCGCCTGTCAATATTTCTTGAACATCTTGTGTGCTACCAATGCCCAACAAGTTTTCACAGGTTGCTTTACCACCATCCAAATATGGCACGTATGCTGTGGCTGTTGAACCTGCTTCAACCTGAACATTTACAGGGTCGTTTGGTCTGATAACTGTTGTTGCTGGGTCTGTCTTTGAACGAACAGCAATCTTGAATTTGTCTGTTGATGTTGCTGTAAATGTATAAGAACTATACCAGTTGACACTTGATGCGTTATTCTTTTCAATCCATACTTCATACGCAGATGCACAAGATATAGTATATGTTCCTGCTGGGAATGAGATATAATCAGGTGTTCTAATACGAGTGTCTGCCACAACCAAACTGCCCTGATAAAGTCCGCCTTGTTCAAACACACCGTTAAATAAGTTTTTGTTGTCTGCTGAACGAGTGCCAAGTGTTTCAATTATACCGTCAACATAGTAGCCAGTAAATGTTTCTGTTGGTATTTCAGCACCGTATGCAAAATCGCCAGTTCCCTGATTGGTCAAGAACACATCGTTCATAACATCATACATACCGACCACACCGTCTGAATTACGTTTGGCTGGAATCAGGTATCTTACGAGCATATTTGTATTTGAATACAATTTGCACCAATAAACTCTTTGTTTATAAGAAGTTCCTGTTGCATTGTTATAACCAATCTTGATACTATTGTTTGTTTGTGCTCCTATTGTGCTAGTGCTTGTATTTGAATAAATAACACTACTATTGACAGTAAATATTAAATTTGTTCCTGTCGTATCCATTCTAAATTCAAATGGAACGGCTGGGTTTATTGGTGCTAATGTAGCCGAAACATTTAATTTTTGTGCCAACAAACTGCTATTTGCACTATCAAAATAAACTCTACATCTTGTGGTGTCTGCTTGTCCAGAAACTGCTGCACCAATTAAAAACTGGCCGTCAATAACCTGTGCTTTTGCTTCAATAATACATCCACCAGTAATAGCAACACCACTGTCAATCCATTGTGTGCCTGTTCCTTCTATGTATTCTAACTGTGTATAACCATCTGGCAGTATTGCTTTCTTTCCTGCTGTGAATTGTCCTTCGCCAGCATTTTCAAAGAATTGTCTGCGAACCAAATCATACATACCTATATGACCATTGGACAGTTTGCGTGCTGGTATCATATCGCAAACACCTGCAACAGTGAAACGATATACACGACCAATAGATGGGCTGCTCTGTGATGGAACACCACCTGTATCGTGACGTGAATTTAAGTAGAAACTCAAATTGTTTGTAGCAGTGCCAGTAAATGTATTTGTGCCAATGACTGTGCCGTTCTTGCTGATGGTCATCGTCTTGTTATTTGTTGTTATTTCAACAATATCGCCAGCAACTGTGGCTTGTGTAAGTGTCCATCTGCCTGTTGCATCTGTTCCACCCCAATCGGTCACAAAATCAGCACCAGAAATATATGTTGACAAGCCAGAATAAGCATTTGTTGGTCTGCTACCGAAAGACAACACAGAGTTGTTGTTATAGCCACCAATACCACCCTTGAAATACATATTAACAGTTGGTGTGAATACAAGCCCTGTGTCAATGTATGCGGCTTTGATTGTTGGGTCAACACTACTGTTTCCAGTATAGCCCTGTATGTATTCCAATTCTTCGTAATCTGCTGGCAAATAACCTGCTATGAATTGACCTGTGCCTGCGTTGTAATAGCACTTGCTTTCCACTTTATCAAACAAGCAAGGAACATTGTTTGCATCAAGTGCTGGTATCATATCACGAACTAAAACATCATCTTCGTAGAATTTAATATAATATATTCTGTTATTTTTTCCTGTCTTAAAGATTTTGGAGGTATCTGTTAAAGTCCAAGAAGGTGTCTGTGCAACAGAGTTAGAACATAAAACATTTCCATCTTCATCATATACAAAGATTTGGTTATTAGCCACAATTCTTACAATTTTATCTACCAGAGAACTTGCTGCTACACAACTGATATATGAATTAGGTTGCCCTTGTTGATAGTTTTTGTAGATATAATAATTGTATCTAATCTCTTTTTCATTATACATTGGGAACTGCAGCAAACCAAAACTATAATCTGAGTCATTTGTGTTCAAAAATTCGCCATAATTAGAACTAGCAGGACCAAGCAGTTTTACCTTTATATCAACCTTTGTTTTATTGTTTGGATGATACCCTGTGTCAATATACTGTGTGCCTGTTGATTCCAAGTATTCTACTGGGCGAACCGCCTTGATAGCACCGTTGTTGCACCAGATGTCTTGTGGTGCTGTCGGTGTTGGGTATTCAGCATAAGCAAATGTTCCTGTGCCAGCATTAGCAAAGAACGTGTTGCTTACTGTATCATACATACCAATAGCACTATCGCTGTTGCGTTTTGCTGGAACAAGGTTCAATACATCTGTGCCGTTTTTACGCATTACAAATGAACTGATACGGATATAAGCAAAACCTGAGTATTCGCTGGTCGCTGGAACATATCTGCAAAACACTGGTAAGTTTGCAGTTGTTTCAAATGTTCCAATAGATGTATATGCCAAAATATTATTGCTATCAAGTTTTACACCGTTTTTGTTTTGTATTGTGCGATGCCACATTGTGTCAATCACACCGCCAACATCCTGCATATTGACATATTCATCATCAAAACGCCAATAGTGTGCGCCAGCCGCTCCTGTCACATAAGCACTACAAGCGTCTATATTTCCCGAAGTGGTTATACCATATATGAAATAATTAGAAAGTTGCGTTCTCTGGAACACTGTTTCAATTTCTGTGTCTTGATTAACCTTTAACCCTGTGTCAATGTATTGTGTTCCATTTGATTCAATGTAAGCCAAACGAGTATAACCTGTTGGCAATGGTTCACCGCCTATATCACGACCAGCAATAAATGTTCCTGTGCCTGCGTTTATAAAGAATCTTTTGCGGATTGTATCATACATACCCAAGACACCGTCACTCAATCTGCGTGCTGGTCGCATATCTGCGATGCCTGCTATTATGAAGCGATATTGACGGAACACCATAGAAGTTTGACCCAAAGGTGTTCCTGCGTTATTCATACCGTTGATATAAATAGGTTGGTCGCAAGTTGCGTCTGGTGTAAATTGGTGTGTGCCTAAACTTGTGCCATTTTTCACAACTTCTGCCAAAGAATTTTCAAGTTTATATTCATATACATCACCCAATGCCGACACATTGTCTATACGCCATCTGTTTGTTGATGCAACGGTATCTAACCAGTTAAGGTCAACTTTTGTATTACCTGAAGCACCACCAAAGAACAGCAAACCATCATCACCACCAGCGGTTTTTCTAGAACCAAACGGTGACCAGTTGTTCAATGAACCTGATACCAATGAAAACTTTGCGTATATTTTCATATTGGTTGTCGGGATAATACCAGTGTTGATATACTGTGTATTGTCCAAACCTTCAATATATTCAAGTTCCTGATAGCCTTCTGGCAAATTACGGCTTTCGCAATCACCAAATGCTTTTACGTATTGTAACGTATCTTCTATAGCGTCTGGTAAATCTAATGGAGAAACAGCGGG